CTAATGTTACCGAAGCTGGCGGATTGACAAAATTGGCTACTTGGAACACTTCTCTAACTCAAACAGCCACTGATTTTGTTACTGCTCATGCTGCTGCTTACGCCGCTGTAGGTATAACCCTTACAAGCTCTACTGTAGATCTTATCTTTACTGGGGCTGTAGCTGGTGTATCTTTTGATCATCCGGTTATTACCAATGTAACGCCTGATCTGGCTGGTACGGTAGTAAATACTACTCCCTGGAATACGGAAGTGATTACTTTTGGTCATGTTGTAGGTCAAGCTCCTGTAACTGTTACTAACGCTACTGGTGATCTAACTGGTACACTTGGATGTGTATATTACCCAGATATGGAATTTGGTCGTATATTCAGATTGCTTTCTCAAGCTTCATTTACGATTGGGGCTGTTAAGAATCCACTGGATGGTGCTTACATTAGGCTTGAAATAACAGCCGGTGGTGCACATACCATTACTTGGGATACATCTTATCAGTTTGCTGGTGGTACCGAGCATACTCAAACCTCTTCTGGTTTAGATATCCTTGAAGGACACTATAACGATACGGCAGGTAAAGTATATATTCAACCGTGGGCAGCTGCTGTAGGGGCTTAATTTAATACCATTAAACCGTGGGAGCTATCTATAGGGTAGATATTGAGAAACGGATGGAGAATACCGGTACATTTACTCGTCCTTTTTATGTAAAGGGGTATGAGTTGAGAGAGTACTATTTATTTGGTATTAAAATTAAGTCGGCAAGTACTGCTGCTACTTATCCGGATAAAACAGAATAGTTTTAATTCTCCTTTTCTTTCTTGAAATCCTATCCTTGGGTTCCGGGGTTAGGATTTTTATTTTTAAACACAAATCTCATGGAAGGCACTAAAGGACAGGAATACATACTTCAAACATTTCATGCTGGTCTCATGCGAGAGATCGATGAGGATATGATCCCACCAAATAGCGGAATTGTTCTTAATAGTAAACATTTGCGGTTGGATGAAAAGGAGCATGGATCTTTGCAGGCTGTGAAGGGAGATGTTGAATATGATTCTATATCGCTAACCGATGATTTTTATTGGATTGGTGGGGTGTGGGTGGCCGGGTACTTGGTTACCTTTTGGCATGAGAATGTATCTGCCGGCACTGATCGAACTGTCGTATACATGCTTGGTTCTGGCTCCCTTGAAAAGGTAGCCGAGAGTGAATATTTACCAGGTCGTGACGGGGAGGATATGAAGCATCTTGATATTGATGCCAACTATGAGACCGGGGAGATTTTTATTACAGACGGACAGATTACTCCTATTATATTAGATGTAAATGACCTATGGGCTCAGAAGGCTACTACCAAGTATACTACTGCTTATGATGCTACTTTGTATAATATAAAGCTGATTAACCAAGTAAATCAACCTAAATTTATTTCATTAGACGATGTGGGGGCAGGGGCCGGTCTTCGTAAAGGGAGTTACGCCTATTCCTTACGTTATGGAATGTTTAATGGAGAGTATACTCCATGGGGGCCTCTTAGTCCATATATACCTGTTCCTGAGAATTATGACCGAGCTAATACAAATGTATTGATTCCAGGTTCCAAAGTATACGGAGGAGCTTCAGATTTGGTACCTTCCAGGTATGGTATACGACTATTACTTCGGATAAATAATGCTCCAGGGTTTGATTTCATTGAACTTAAACGCTATGCTAATCAGAATAGCGCAGCATTAGGTTATACTCCTAGTGCAGAATTTTTGCGGGTTGGTATAGATGCGGGAGGTTCTACGGTTAATATTTCGGAGATGGCGGCGGATATTATAGAGTTTCAGGATACAGACAACAAACAGTGGATTGTATATGACGAGACTGAAATAGGTTTTAAAGCCTCCATAAAAAGCGCTAGAACTATTCGGTATTATGAAGGAAGAGTAATTTTGGGCGGTATTAAGTATGAGTCCAGAGAGTTAGAAGACTTGGATATTTTTATCAATGCACCAAGCGTGTCTAAGTTGGGTTATCCTATTAAAAAGAATCTTGGAACGGCGGGATATACGGATATTAATAACCAAGTATTTAACAAAACACATAGATTGGGGGAGCGTTATGGATATGCTGCTCAACTAAGGGATGATCAAGGAAATGTGTTATTTTCTGTTCCGTTAAAAAATGCTACTCAAGATTTTCGAAATTTTAAATTTCCGGAGCGCCGGGAAGGGGTACCCGCTTCAGAGAGAATAGAATTTGAAAATCCAAGTGTTCCTTATTTGCAGGATGTAGATAGTGGTAGTGGTACGAGCATGGATTTTGTGTATGAAGTATGGAAGAGTGAGAACCATAAGAAAACCATATCAGGCAGTGCAAGACAGACGCGAACCATATTTGATGATGATGGTGATTATGCCTATAATCCAATAACTCCTACAGGAAGGGATCCTGGTTATGGGGGTAATGGGCGAAACTATAAAGGAATGGATTCGGTGTATTGTGATAGAGTGGAGGGAGAAGATCCTAGCGGCTATGCTTATGACCCTACTGGTTATGGTGCGTCTTTTTGGTCTACCGGGTTTAGATTAGGAGGAATAGATATATCTGCACTACCAGATTGGGTAGCCGGTTTTAGTGTGGTGAGAACCCCAGCAGCTGGTCGTGTAGTGTGCCAGGGTATTGCAACTTATGCCCTTTTAGAGAAAGCTCCAGGAGCTACTAATCCTGCTTTACAGAAAGATCTAGATAAGGTATGGTTTTATTCTCCTGAATTTGATACTGTGATTGGAGACAAAGTTAAAATTTATGATGATATAAAAACCAATCCAGCTAGTTACTCTGTACAGCTGGTGAGTCCGTTAGGATTTTTTTCAGAGTTACAGTCGGGTTTTTATACTGGAGTTACTCCCGATTACGGTAAGTTGGATTTTCTTACCTGGGCGACTATGCAACATAATAATGCTGGTGCCATTAATCCTACAGATGCAAATTCTGAGATTGGAACAGGTAATGGTTATATTTCTTTTGGTAGGTTTAGGAATTGGCAAGGTAACATATATATCGCTACAGATCATAAATGGGGTATAGCTTCAGCCGTTGATGTGGACATAGATGGAAAGAATGGAAGGTCAAATTATTTAGAAATCACTTTAGATGTAGGAACACCCGCTCCGGATCATTTTTATTATAATCCAGACTTAGATGCCGTATCTGGTGATACATATGATGATGGTATGGAGTTTCATGAACCATTATATATTGTTAATATTATTCAGGATGCCGTATCTATTCCTATAGATAATACTAACCTATATCAGGAAATTGGGCATTACCAGAAATTACGAAGTATAATCGGATACGGATCCGGGGATGATAATCCTGTGTTTTACCTAGCGGATGAGCGTCCGGAAGATTGTATTGCTTCAGAGTCTTATTTAACTGGAGGAGCTACATCTGTTCGTTATATTGAAGTTAACGGGCAGAAATGGTTAGATCTTAGCCAGCAGGATAGTACAGAACGGGCAGCAAGGAATCTGGACATACATAATGATGGGTATACTACGATTTATTCTATTAATTATTATGGTACATATCTGGGTACCAGAGTGGACGGTACCGGAAGGCACTATATTATATTTGATCAGGAAAGCACAGGAACACAAATCATTCCCGCAGGTGGGGATGAAATTACGGTGGTATATAATTCCAATGTACCCATTGATATTTATCTTGGAGATAATATAATAAGTCTTACCAGTTTTGTACCTATAGATTGTGAGATTAAAGATGCTTGGCTTGCGCATGACGGAGATAAAGAACAATCATTCAGGATTAGGGGTCCTATGCCTTACAGACAATGGCATCTTAATGATCTTTATAGGCAAGCAGAGGTGGCTACTGAAAGTGGAGGTAAATATGTAGAACTTACTAATTTATTAAATTTAAACTATTTACGTCAGTGGCTTATCATGTTCCCGGTAGAGAGCACAGTAAACATTCCATTGGTATATAAAAATTTCTTTCCTCATCGAGCTTATGTTATGCGTCCTAATGATTATAGTGTTATGAAGGCCACCGAAGACGAAAGAGAGTACTATGCTAGAATAGGTATCGCGAGAGGCTACGCAGATGATTATCCAGGGGAGCAACTAATGTGGGGGTTTGGTGGTTTTCATTTTCCGGAAGGATCTAATTTTGATTATAGTAAACTAGTACCACAAAAGGCTCCCGGAAAACCAGCATCTTCAGAGAGTGAGGTGACTAACTATCCTAAAAGGTTTGTATGGACTGTTCAGAAATCGCCAAATAGATCTTCTTCTAATGCTCTTAAAAGTATTTTGCCTACCAATTTTTATGATCTTAGCCACTATAAATCGGAACAGATATCTATATTATATGATCAGTATTCTAGTCGGGGAAACAATTTATATGTGGTAACCGACAAGGCTGTAGGATTATTATTAACAGATAAAACTATTGTAAGAGATTTTGTAGGAGATTCTTTGGGTATAGCAGCACAGGAGGGGAACTTTATTCAGGGGGAACAATGGCTAAACGAATCTGTTGGATGTCCTGCCAATTTGTTTAGAGGAAAATCTGAGGGGATTATTAAAGTGGATAATAGGCCAATAGATATCCTTACATTTCCTACTATAAATGATATAGCGGTTCTTAGAGATAATACTATTGTGACCCTTAAAGCAGGTATGCGAGATGTTATAGAGAGTGCTATAGGTCTTAAAGGTAATCAGTATTATGGATCTTCTGATGATGATAAACTATTTTCTTCTTTTGTATATTCCAAACGAAATGAGTTATGGATTAATGCTGAAGGTTCTCTCATTGTATATAGCTTTATAAAGAATAATTGGATTATGGAGCTGGATTTTGCTAAATATACGCAGGTTTTTCATTGTCCGTGGTTAACTGGGGCTTTAACGGATGGTAATGTTGTTATAGCTCATGATAGGGTGGGTGATATTATGTATGCAGGAGGATTTGAGAATTATGAAACAACTGAGGGAGCGTGGAACATAGAAAGCAATCCTACGAAAGAGGTGACTTTTGTGTGTAATCCGGGGCATGGCAGGACTTATGAATTTATAGATATTTATGTTAAGGCATACGCAGCTCCAACGGCTCAACTAACACCTAGTCGTGATATAGCTTACGGGGGTAATTGGGGAAATGCTGCAGACATTGCCCCTGGTGACTGGGATACTTATGGGAATAATTGGTTTTATGCTAGAATTCCAAGACGAACAACAGTCGGGACTGTGGTGAAGGGTAATTTATTGTATGTAAAATTATCTGGAACAAATTTATATAATTTGAAGTATGTAAAGATAGGTTATAGACCTATACAGGGAGGTTAGGAAATGAGAGGAATTTTTAGTATTTTTGTTTTATATGCATAATAATTAAAAAATGGGTGAAGAGAAGAAGGTACTTGCAAAGGCGGAGTTAAGTTTGCACTTACAAGAAACTGTAGGAATGCCTGATTATCAAGCTAATTGGGTACTGGATTCGTTGTTTGATTTTATAGCGAGTCATGTTAAAGAGGGTAATGAGGTTCTTTTGAAGGGTCTGGGTAGATTTGTATATGTGGATCGGGAAGGGACCAGGAAATCAAATTTAAGTGGGGATTTAATAGTTCCGCACAAACAAGTGAAGTTCCGTATCAATCAGCATTTAGCTAAATATGTACGGATAAATACAAGAGTTGAATAATTAAAAATATATAATCATGCCAAATACAGGGATTGATGTAACTAAAGGAGCTGTCGGTGGTGCCGCTAAAGGTGCTATTATAGGAGGAAGTATTGGTGGTCCTATAGGAATGGGTGTAGGCACTGTAATTGGTGGCGTATGGGGCGGCATAACTGCAGGTAAGAAGTCAAAGGCTATGAGCCAGGCTCTGCAGAGGATAGAAGATTTACCTATGGTGGATCCTAACCAGGTAGCTTTTCAGGACCAGCTTGCCAGGGAAAAGAGAGCTGTCGAATCCGGTTTCACAACCGATTTCCAGGTTTCCCGGGATATTTTACAGCAAAGTCAAGCGGGGCAATTAAGCGTAGCTTCTAAGGTAGGAGCCAGCAATCCAGCTTTAGCTTTATCCATGATGGCTCAAGTGAACCAAGGTTTTACTACTGGGATGAATCAAGCTTTGGGTACTATTTCTACCAGGAGTTTAGCTTATACAACTATGATGGGAGATATGGTAGACAAGATTGCCAAGCGTAAATTAGATATTGAGGTGTTCAAAGCACAGGCTCAAATCGGGCAGGCTGCTGCCGAATATAAGGATAGAGTTGAACAAACAAATGCTGATCTTGCTTTTGGTATAGAAAAAGCTCCAGAGATAAAAGAAGGTTTTACAGATTTGATTAGTAGAATATCTGGTGGTGGTGTACAATAATTAAAATAAAATATAATGCCTGATAACAACAATAATCCGAGTGTAGTTACTGATGAATCTGGTGGTAATTATGGCGGCATAAAACAAAATGCTGATCCGCTTGGTAGTGTCCAGGCGCAGTACTTACAGAATTTATGGCGTATGGCCCAGGAGCCTGTAAAAGCTCCCTTAACTCCCGCCCAGGAATTTCCTACGCTCAGTAAAGGTATTCAGGTAGGTACTTCAAGTACTGAGACTCTTGGTTCTCAGCCTATTTTTGGTGTTGGTGGTGGAGTAGTTAGTATGGCTGGTATTGATGCCATGAAAAAAGCAAGAAAGCAAGCAGAGATAGATTATTATAAAAGTTTGAAGCCGGATCCTACAGCTTTTGAATTGGGTGTAAAATTGGATAATCTGGCTCTTACAGACGAGTGGAATCAGAAGAAAAAGGAATTGGTAGACGCTTTACGCAATGAATTTTTAGTTGCTCTCGAAGGGCAGGAGGATGCCGACTTTAAAGCAGCTAAACTTGTTGAATCTTCTCCAGAATTAGCCGCTACGCTTAGGAAGATGGATAACACGGCTTCTATGGTTAATGTTGCTAGGAAGAAGTTGTTAGAGATTATTGAGGCAGCTGCTTATCCGGAGGAAGCTTATGTATCAAAAGAGATGATGGGAAGGGCGCAGGAATTTTTAGCTTTATTGGATGATCCGGATTATATATTAAATAATTCGGTTGAAGCTATATATCTAGCAGCCGAGAAAATGCATACTAATACGAGCCTATATACTATTGTAGAGGGGGCTGTAACAAAGTATGGGGAGCGAACCCGTACTGATTTTCAGAGAGCTTCCAGCATGGATACGGATGTTCGGGAATCATGGATAAAGAAGGAAATTACAGGGCCTCAGGAGGAGGATATTAAGGCTATGTATGAAAATATTGTTGCTCGTAATCCTTGGGTTGCTAAGGATGAAGATGCTGCAGCCTTTATTAAGAGGGAGTTGAAAGCTCAATCTGATTTTGTTGTGAAGAAATCCCTGGAAGATATTGTTAAGACAGAGAAGCAGAAGAATGTGGATGCAAGAAGCTTAGGTTTATTGGTCGATGACAAAGGAAAGATCATATTTGAGCCCATGAGTACGCCATGGGGGATAAAAGGAGAAAACGGAATTCATTATGGGGCTCATACTAATGGAGATCCGTACGCAATTGAATTGTATGCAGGTACTGAAATGTATATCAAAGACAAGGGACAAACCCTTAAAGTGACTTTACAGGATCCGGCTACTATGAATTTACGTGGCGAGTATACGTTAAAAGAGGGTAGAGGAGGAATTTTATCTGGTAGGTACATTGACGGTAAAGTAATTCTGGAGCAGAAAATATTATATGATCCAGATGAGGTAGTACGTAGTCAGACTAAAAAAGGCAAAACTTCTTTTGTTGGGGTTCCAACAGATACTCAGGCTACCACTCAGGAAGCCCCATTTGTTGTATTGGATGAAAACGGTAATAAAATAACTATACGTGGTAGGTTTACAGCCGCTGTATCTTGGGATGATTATAAGTCTGATGTAAGAGCAATAAATCCAGGCTTACAAGCTATTCATGGTGACTTACCGGGAATAGAGGATATTGATATACACGGTAGCCAGGATAATCCAATAATTTTGGATGCTAGTAATACCAGGATAACTATTGATCCTAATAAATATTATGAACTTGATGGTACATTATATAAAGGAGATCAAATTGAATGAGCGATAATCCATGGTTAACTAGAATAAAAGAGCCACCTTCGGTAGAGGAATTACCGGTTGAAGCGGCAGAACAGACCGGTCAAGCCGGTTTGCCTGTACCTAGTAATAATCCGTGGTTGGATAGGATTCCAAAGGAGCTAAGAACAGCGGTCAGTTCTACTTTTGTAGCGCCGGCTGTTCAGTATGATCCTATAAAGGAGCTTTTGGACCAGGGATTTACTTTCGAAGAAGCTGTAGAGACTGCTCACGCAGATTATGATAAGCAGCTTAAGAGCACTAAAAAATCTATCCGTGATGATATCAATAATATAGTTGAGGGAGGTTATTATGATTATTACTATGGAGTAGGTACCAAGAAGCAAAAAGTGGATCGTAAGGTTAAGCGGGGTCAGGATGAACTTACTGACAAGGCTTTAGATATTGCTCTTGACGAGATAAATAGAGAATTGTTTGAGGAGGTGGGAGACAATAGGCTTGGTATTGAGTTGAGTAAGATAGCCGGTATAGATATAGGAGAGATAACAGATCCGGTTGTATTTGGGAAAGCGCTGGATCAATTAGATCGTCAGGTAGCTTTAGATGTTAATAAGATATTACCAGATGAAGCACTCAAGCGGGTAGACATTCAGAATCAAATCGATGCGGAGTTAGCAAGAAAGCCAACTGAAGAAGTACCTACAGATTGGCCTAAGATACGTAGTCTTCAGACTCAGTTATCAAGTACTGGAATTGTATTCTATGATCCTATTACTGGTGAGCGTGTGATGGAAGGAGAAGAGATGTCTGAGGAATCTCAGGAGGTATTAAATCTTATAAAACAGTTTGAACAGGAATATGGAGAGAGGCTAACCACTAAAAAAATGTTGGCCGATGAGTTCATGTTAACTTACGGAGCCTGGTTAGATGCTAAAGATAGGTTTGAAGAGCATGTCCTTCCATATAGGGAGGAAACTATTCGGCGTGGTGAAACCATGGTAGGTGATAGAGGAATTTCTTCTACTCATTATCTTTTCAGGCAAATGGGGGCTCCTCTTAATGTTAAAGCTTATCAAGCTAAGAAAACAGAACTGGATGCCCAGATGTATGCGTTATCTATGCTATACTGGGCTAATTATTCTCCAGAGAACATAAAGAAAGATTTAGGTTATCATTTACAGACTTCTGCAAAGGCGTTTACTACTGGGGCTCTAATTCCTATGATGTTAAGATCTTCTGAATATAATGAATTATTCGGAACTCCAGATAGAGAAGTGTTGGATATTATGAAGAGGGCCATGTTAGAATTGAATATTCCTATGACTGAGGGAGAGAAAAAGAAATTTGATGTTACATTAGGGGAGAAAGTTAATCAATTAGGCTCTGGTTTATTTGGGTTCATGATACCTTTAGGGGCTTTAGGTAAAGTTGAGAAAGCTGCGTGGACTTTAACAAAGTTAGATGATGCTGTAAGATTATTATCTCAAGGCAGCAAATTAAAAAAGATATTAGCGGGATCAATAAAGGTCGCTTCTGAGGAAGGTAAATTTTTATTGGCTGGGGCTCCTGGTGGGGCTGGTGGTGGTTTCTCTACGGGTACGCAAATCGCTAATGCAGCTTGGGGTAGGGTAGTCAAATCGGGGGCGAATATATCTCCATGGACCAGGTTTGTTATGGGTATGGTTACGGGGGGTACCGGTATGACTGCTGGTATGTACGGGGCTCAGACTATGGAGGCTGGTGTAGAGGCTCTTCTTAGTGATTCTAAACTTAGTCATGAGTTGAAGACTATGTTTGGGGATCTGTCTATTCCAGAGGAGCGAAAGGAATTCTATGAAGAGTTATTAGCTAGGGTTATGGTGAACATGGCATTTGCTGGGGCGCATTCTAGGTTTTCTGATCCTAAGTATGATGGGTTGAAGCAAATGGAGAAGGATTTTCGTAAGGCCGGCCGTGAAGAAGATGCAAATGAAGTTAAAACTGTGATAGATGGGTCTAAGCAGGCTGATAAGATACTGTTGGAGCTTGGATCACAGGGGCGTATAGGTAAAGAACTTACTCTTGGTGAGGAGGGTATGCGGATGCGTGAGAGCAATAAAGAAGCAGCACGTAGGGCCAAGGCTGAAAAATTAGCAACAACTTATCAGGAAAGGCTTACAAAATTGAAAAGCGAACAGCCAGAACTATTTTGGTCTGTAGATGTCCCTGACCCAGAGGTTCTAGCTACAGCTGCTGAGACTGGTCGTTTAGTAGATGTTGGTGGGGGTATGGGTCTTGTTACTCCAGAAGGGAGGATGATAGGGTTGTTTAGGTACAAACCTGGGGCTAAAGGAGTAGCTAAAGCCGTACAAGAGAAGAGAATTGAAGAAGGAGGCGATCATTTAGATGTTTATGATATTACCCCAGAGGGTAAGAAAACATCTTTGGTTGATAATTATAAGAAGCAGGGATTAGTGGTTGTCGGAAGGCTTAAGTGGAATGAGAAGTTGGCTCCAAAGGATACTCCACAAAAAGTAAAAGATCAGAAGCCAGATGTAGTATTTATGGTGTTGGATAAGAATAATGTATTAAAGCCGGAGGATCTTAATAAAAGATTTAACTCTTATAATAAGGTTGTAGAGTATCAGCAGGAGATGGTGGCTGAGATGCGAAGAAAACAAAAGACAGGGGAAGCTACCGATGCATTTTTTGGTGATGTATCTGCAGGAAGGAAAGGCATGTCTGACGTTGAGTATGAACCTACATTAGAAATTACTCCCGAAAAGCATGGTGAATTTATTAAGCATTATAATCCTCATAGAGGTAATTTTGATGATCACATAAGTAAGTCTATACCAGGTCACAAAGAGATTCAGGTCGCTACAGGAGATGCCATTATTAAAACCATATCTAGTGGTAAGGTTGCGGATATAGGGGGTTCTGAGAATAGTTGGGCCAAGGCTATTACTGAAATGTCTAAAGGTAAGATAGAAACCGTTACAGTGGATCCACAGGAAGACATGCATAGACATAGTGATAAGACTCCTGTTAAAGGAAATACTTTTGTGGAGAAACCAATAATGCATGAATGGGAGGGTAAAACTCCGTGGAAGCCAAAACGTGAATATGATGTAGTTCATGAGAGTATGGTGTTTCAGTTTGTCTCAAACGAGCGTAAAGCTCAACTTGATTATATCAGGGATAATGTGTTGAAAAAGGACGGGCTGCTGTTGTTAGAGGAGAAGTTCATCCCGAAAGGCAGTAAAGAATCCGAGACGAAGACGGATGAATTTGGAAGAAAAATAGTCACTGATTCAGAAATGGAAGTAGCTGAGGGGTTGGATATGATTCATGGAGCACTTCAGGAAAGTAAGGGTAAGTTTACTCTTACAGATAAAATAAAACAAGCGGAAATAGTGGGTAAAAATCTTGTTATAAGAGATGCTGACCATATCAATGAACTTAAGAAAGATGCTAGTGATGCTATAAAGAAAATAGATAAGGCCAAAAAAGATGGAGGCGTTTTCAAGATAGGAGAGATGGAAGTTGAGGGAGTCGAACTTAACATGTGGCGTGACAATTATGAACGGAGAATATATCGTTTAGATAAATTACAGGAGTTTAAGGAAGATAAAAATGTGGTATCACAATTAGAGTGGTCAAAGAATGAAGCTAAGAAGGATGAATACAAGGCCAAGTATTTCAAGCCAGAGGAATTGACGAAGAAGAAGGAAGAGGTTATCTTAGGCATGCATGAGAACATGGTTTCGAATGAAGCTCTGGAGCAGCTTCTGGTAGAAAGTTTTGATCATGTGTTTCGGTATTGGGATAGCGGTAATTTTAAAGGTTATGCGGCAACCAATAGTTTGACTAAAGCTCAGGCGTTTGCACAAAATATAGGAAATACAGGGCAGAGTGAGTTTAGTTCTTCTCCAATAGAGTTTATTAAAGGAGGTTCTGGAAAGCCTCCGAAGACTCCTATTCAACGCAGGATTGATAGAGCATTAGGTATACCAAGAGAAAAGAAGAAAATTGTTGTAGAGGAGTATGCTGCCTTAAAGGATCAATTAAGGTTAGAAGCAAAGGTAGGGAAGGAGATTGTAAGTAATGCTGCAGAGGTGCGGGAGATATTTGCGGATTTCATTCGGTCCAAGAAAGGTATTGCAGGACTGGATGCTAAACTTTCTACAGCAATGATGAATAAGATAAATAGGATAGATTTTACTAAGCCAAAGACCATCCAGGAAGCTATGGATTATATTGATCGGGTTTTAGAAGATGCTAGATTTCGTCAGGAGTTGATTGAGTTTGAAAGTACATATGAGAATATAGAAAAAATCGTTGATCCAACTACTTATGAGAAGAAGGAGGGTGGGATTTTAAAAGGTAAGGATAAGTTCTTTATTGAGACTAAAGATCAGTTGGTCGAGTTAGGAAAGGAGGCCAGGGAAGGTAATTGGGAAGAAGCTCAACAGAAACTTTTGGATAAAATAAAGAATCTTGAAGGGGAATATCCTACGGCTGAAGAGTATTTGGAAATCGAGCGTTTAGGTTTCCAGGGGATTTTAAACGAGACCTTCAAGGGAAATTTAGCAGAACTTAAAGGCAGGTTTCAGGATCTTAAGGAGATACGTAAAGACGGGCGTACTAAAGCAGCAGCAGCTCGTATTGCTTATAGGGACGCTATGGATACTGTTAGGGGCTCTATATTTAATATTCTTACAGGGCAGGGAGAGAAAATGCCGGGATTGACTCCATCTGAAAAAGCTAATTTTAGAATGTCTTCAGCTAAGAAATACTTGAGTAGGCTTGATTGGGTAGCTACAGATTCTTGGCCTACATATCTTGATAAGTTATCAAAGAACGATAAGACTTCTAAGCCTTATCGGAGTTATCTTAGCACGTTTCTTCTTGATATGAAGACCGCTTCTGAGCAGGGAGAGTATAAAGGCCTTGAAACCCATATAAACACGATATCAGATAAATATAAAGAAATTAATGGTTTAAAGTCTAGTAGGGATGTGGTTAAATTATCCATAGAACGTACTAAAATGATTGAAGAAGTGTCTTGGATAGATGATATATCTGGAGAACGGAAGGTAGAGCAGATGACTCAGAATCAAATGTATGATAGGTGGATGAAACTGCAGGATCCAACACTGGTTCGTAGTATGGAGACCATGGGATTATTAAGAGAGGGTGAACTAACAAATAAAGCTAAAGCCTTGGAGGAGGCGTTGTTACCAGAAACAAGAGAGTGGGCAGATTGGCAATTATATGAGTTTTATCCGGAATATTATAAAGGTATAAATGAGGTGTATCGTAAAATATTTGGTACAGATATGTCGTATAATCCATTTTATTCTCCATTATTCCCGGAGGTAGAAGGAAAGAAGGCTCCACGTGAAGATCAGCTATTGGCTGATGTTACCATTAGAAATACTGCAAATAATTCTAGCTTAAAGGCTCGTACCAAGCATGGGTTAACTTTGCGTACTATGGATGGGGACAGGGTTTTAATTAACCATGTACAGAAAATGGAGTTTTTTAAGAATTGGGCAGAAACTATACGTACTTATGAAGAAATATTTTCAAATGGGGATATACGTGAAACTATACGACAGAATTTTGGTGATAAATATGTGGAATATGGAGATTGGTGGATAGATCAGTTTGCCCGTAGGCCTAAACAGATTACGGAGTTAGATCGTGTTACAACTAAGATCCGCACAACATTTACTTTAGGTTCATTAGGTCTTAAAGCTGTTCCGCTAGTTAAGCAGCTTACTTCCATACCGGCTTTTATGGATAATATACCTATCAAAGAGTTTGTTAATCCTGTAACTGCCGTAGATAATGCAACTGATTTTTTTAGTAAGAAAAAGAGATCACAATTAGAGGATACAGAAGGATATGGTTGGGATGTATTAATGACTTCTGTTTATATGCAGGAGCGTGTACGTAAAGGATGGGAGCGAGATGTTATGCTTGTTATGCAAAAGGATTATCAAAACGTTTTGAATTCTGGCCTGGATTGGAAGAGCAACATGATGTTTTTGACAAAATGGGGAGATAGGGCTGCTATTTTTGTAGGGGGCTGGCCGGTGTATAAATATCATTATAAACAGGCTATTAATGATAATTTGTCTCCTAAAGAAGCACATACTATAGCGATAAAGGAGTTTGAAACAGCTGCTAGGAGTTCACAGCAGTCTGGTATGGTGGCGGATTTATCTTTTGTACAGCAAGCTAATCCATATTTAAAAATGCTGACTATGTATAAGACAGCCCCATTTCAATATCATAGAAAAGCGGTTGGAGCTGTCCGTAATTTAATAGCTGGTAGGGAGACCTGGGATAAGGCTCTTAAGACCGTAGCAATTTATCATGTCATTATTCCAGCTATGTTTCAATTGACTGCAAATGGGTTTAATTGGGACGGGGAAGAAATGTTACGTTCTGCTTTGATAGGTAATTTTAATAATATGTTTGCTGTAGGTGATGCTGTTCAGGGAATAATGGATATATTAGGTAAGGAGCCGTGGTCTTATCAAGCTTCTCCTATTGAATCTGTTCCAGTTGATGTGGCAAAAGTTATAGGGGATTTAGGAGCCCTTGATTATGATGATATTACTTTCTATGATGTGTGGGAAGCATTAGATAATTTGGCTAGGCTTACTGGGAATGTAACCGGGTATCCTACAGACGCTTCTTATAATACACTAGATGGACTATTAGATATTATTTCAGATGATACTAATTATCCTGTTCGTAGGATTCTTGGGTGGAGTGAGTACAGATTAGATCGGGGATATGACCTGCCAAACGCGCTTCAAAATTGGTTATTGAACAATCCGGATGCAAGTTTAGAGGAAATAAAAACTAAGGAATTAGAGATAAAAAATATTGAAGGAAGAGAGTTGAAGCCTAGGATTATAGGCGAATAATGTGTAACTTTGTAAAAATATAAAATTATGGCAAATTTCCAGATTACAATAACAAATCCTATTACCTTACAGGTAGATATTACGGATCAGAATGATGTCCTTACTATAGTGGACCATTCTAATTATGATGATGCAAGTCCAGAAGCTGGTCATAACCAGGCAGATTTTGCTGACTTGAGGCGGATGAAGATTACTTTACCTACAGGTACGGAGTATCTTCTGTCTTCCTTGTATCCGCTTGAAGGTGATATAACTTTGGCTGTACCTGCGGGTGCTGTGTTACCTATGTCTACCGCATATGCTTATACTACCGGAGACGGAAAGTATATAATTGAATTGGTAGTAGTACCTACTTGGGGAACTGGGTATTCATATCTTTTTAGTACTGCGCCCTATGTGTATTACGATGGGGTAGTGTACAGGTGTCTCCAGAATAGTTCTGCAAATATACCGGATGAGGCGCCAACATATTGGGAGCCGCAAGCTACAGTATCGACCGTATCATCCAAGTATAAACTGACTCAGAATATTGTTCCCATCAGCGACATGAAGGAAGTATGGGCCAGGCTGGTGTTTAATGTGAATTGCGTAAATAATAAAGTTGGTCCAAGGTATGAAGATTTATTCCGGGATCCTCAATTTATTGATGCAGTGCGATTATGTCTGCTTATGGATAGTATACCGGTTCTTATGAAGGTAGATGCCTGGACAGAGGTAGCAATGAATGTAAACTTTGCCAAGGAAATTAGCGCTAAATATGGATATTAATCGATGGGAATATGTATAATTTATTAACATAATAATCATGGGAAGTTTTACAGCAGAAGAGAAATTAGCAAGAGACGTTACTCGTAAGGCAGCGTCTGATCTGTATGGGACCGTACCAGGCAATGTGCTTAGTGGGAATATCCGTTATTTTGAACTGATGAACAGGGCGATGATTTTGATAATTCTGGAAGATGAGGATACGAATGATTTTCTCACGGATGCCGAACAAGATACCTTGGAAGGAAAATTGATAATTAATTCATAGTGCCTGACCTATTTAGTAATAAACCACAAAAGGTTTTCGTGGAGGGAGAGAATCCAGATAACCAGGTACCGCTTGGTGAAGATGATGACAATATATTCACCGAAGGGCAGGACGGAGTTGTGGGTAACGAAATTGATTTTAATGATGATGTCTTTACTGAGGGACAGGAGGGGCAGTGCGGAGGTGATATTGATTTTAATGATGATGTCTTTACTGAGGGACAGGAGGGTGTTATAGAGTCGGAATTATTTGAAACTGGTGTATTTATCCCTGGTTGGAAATAAGCATAATTAATATAGTATTTTTGTATGGCAGATCCGTTAGGAAATAAACGACTCATCATTGATGATAATCCTCAATGGAACAATAGTATATTCCATGAGGGTAATCTTCCACCGAATACGGTCGTGTTTGATGACCTGGACTTGGGGTGTGATCCTACACAACCGGTAGAAGATCCTACGCCTTCTCTTGAGGGTTATTGGGATCGGGACGATACAAACGGATATTTATACCCAAAGCAGTTATCAGATGCTGTAATGGTAGGCAAGACTGCTCCTACTTATGGAGAGATGCTGGGGGTAACTGGTAGTATCTATACTAATGTTGGGTACCTTCTTGACGCCAATTCAAAAATTTATCGACCGGCGGCGAATCAGATTTTCTTTCAAATAAACAGTGTAAATGCTTTAAAATTATATTACGGGACCGCCAAATATCTTGGAGGAGAAATTACATCGGGATGGAAGTTACCCCTGGACACCCCTTCCATCTCGGCTCCTCCTTACACCTTTCAGGGGGATGAAGATACCGGTATGTACCATCTTGAAGCTAATGGTATTGGATTCGTTGGTGGTGGATCCAGTTTGCTAGCACTAAACGCAGATGGATCCATAATCTTGGGAACCATTCCTACCGATGACCCGACTTCAGCTATGCCGGCACTTGCAATTGATACGGCTACCGGTAAGATACATAAGCGTGACCTGGATGATCTTCATGTGCATTCCAATATTTCGGTTCTGGATCTTCTTGGCGCTAGTGGGGGAAAGCTTACCTATAACGGGGTTTTGGTAACAGATTTTACCGGGTATGCTACTGAAGCTTATGTTGATGCAGCTGATGCTATTTTGCAGGCAGATATTAACACCAGATCTTTAAATACTCATAATCATACTTTAGTTAGTCTTACGGAACATAGTTATACTAGCTTAACAGATAAACCGGATTTAACTTCTCTTCATATTCATACGAATAAACCTACTCTGGATGTGATAGCTGATTATACTTCTGCTACTCAGAATGATTTGCTTATTCGAGATGCTGCCGGCACAGCCTGGGTGCCTCCATCTACTTTTAGTGTTCCAATAGAACTTGTAAATGGGTCGTTCAGAGAAACATTTGATGCAAGAGTAACCAGTAATGGTACAGATATAACAATGTCCTTGGAACAAACGGGAACAGGAAACCTTACTATGCAGTTCAGTGATGGATATACTACTTTAGACTGTACTCCTGCTCTTACCATTATCCTTACCGCCGGAACCGATGCTATTCCTCAAAAAAATTATATTTATATACTACAATCAACAAAGGCTCTCACAAAGAGTACTTCGGACTGGCCGGCTATTGAACATATAAAAGTTGGATTCTTTTTGGTTTCATCACCTACCTATGTTCAGGCAGAAGGTCCTCTAATTAATCAGAACTGGAACGATCATCTATCTGGAACAGATAATATGGGCCATCTTGGTCATATTTCAGAAAGAGCACGTAGGGATGCTGCACATTATTTCAGTGGTATAGATGGAACCGGAACGGATGATTACACAACCAGTACTACCGGATCCGTTACAGTTCAGTGTAGCTCCGGAGTTGCTTATCAACTGCATGCATATACATATGCAGCAAAAGATACAAGTGGTACTGATGATATACATGTGGTGAATCATGATACTACTCCTTATTATGCCACTCAGAATCTGTATAATGTGGTAAATGACGCCAATGGAGGTTCATTAACCAATAGATATTTTAATATTGTACTTTGGGGCGTGATTAATAAAACCGGGGAATACTCACCTTTATTTGTCAATCTACCTACCGGATCATACAATGTTCTCAACGATGCTGTGACTGATAAAAATGGGTATGATGTATTTTCCATGCCGAGAGAATTTAATTTAGATTCAAGTACAGGATTTCTCATTGCCAGACTTACCTTTCGGAAAGAAGGTACAAGTTGGACTTATCATAGTACGGTTGATTTAAGAGGACAAACTTCTATAGGTGTAGCAACAGGAGGAGTAGGAGGATCTATAACTTCCTTTTCTGATGCTGTGTTTGATATCTATAACAACGCAGATAACACTAAACTTATCAATTTTGATCTTAGTGGGTTGACAACTGCAACTACCAGAGTGATCACACCTTATGACGGGAATGTCAGTCTGGTTAATTATGATGGATCAATTTTGAAGGTTGATGCCATACAGGAACTTACTTTAAATGCAGGTATATTACTTGGAAATGTTATGACTGTTGACCAGGAGAACAGCCGGGTAGGGATAGGAGAACCGGTTCCTGCGTATAAACTGGATGTCGCTGGTAGTGGTAGGTTTGCCGGTACAACGCTGGGACAGTCTATTATAGGATATGGGCTGATAATTAATAACCAGGCATACCCTGGTCCTGAAGGCGATTTTCAAGTCAAGACAGATATTTACAATGCAATTGCTGTTGATGCAAGTGAAGATTCAATACTAATAATGAGTAATATCTTAGGTAAGGTTGGATTTTTCAATGCAACTCCATCAATTCAATCTACAGGATGGAGCGTTACTAATCATGTAGTAGATAAAATTTTCAATGCAAATGCTACAACAATAAATGAACTCTGTGATGTACTTGGAGAATTAATAACTGAATTAAAACTTAAAGGAATACTGGGAAGTTAAAGATGGCGAAAACTATTACATGGGAAACAACTAACTTCAGAATTAGAGCTGATGGCGGTGATGTAGATGATCCTATTACCTTTCAGGATATTGTTGATTATTTCAAGGCAAATCCAATTGACTCAAATATAGCATTTCCACAAAAATATGGAGCCAGTCCTTACGAATTATGTGAAGGCAACGCTTCTGATTGGAACGGAGTAAATGGAATGAATGATCCGATAGATGACGCTGTGGACTTTCGGGTAAACAGCCAAAGTATTAAGGCTGAGGTTGCATCATTGCCTTCATCAAACCCATTTACTTTAATTGCTTGGTATAACGAAGATTATGTAAGAATTGATATTAACGCTTTAGCTTTGGGATTTTCTGTTGGTGATGAAATTTTGGTCGGAGATACTACGAATTTTAATGGTATTTATCAGGTTACTGGATTCCTTTATTCTACTTATATGTATGCTCGTCATTTCAAAAATATAACTTCTGATTTACCGCCAGAAAGTTCAGGTAATGTTTACACTCCGTTAGCGGTAGAATTTAATAGGAATAACCAATACACTGATTGGAAATACCCTGCATATAATGTTTTCTGGGCCTGTATGTGTGATGCCTTCAATTTTTCGATAAAATCTGACGGGGTGGGATCACCTATACTGAAAGCCATTACAATACGAAACGGATATAATTATACTCCTACCAATTCTCAATTAATTTACGGATGCAGTACGTCAATTATAGACCTTCCATTGACATCTTCATGGCAAGACATTGAATACGTTTTCCGTGATGATTTCATACCATTAGGATGGGGTATAAACTCAGGAGTAAGGGCGTATTATGCCAGAGTCGCACGAATTTATTTCTTTTTTGATGGACTTTCAGTAGGAGAGAATGTATGGCTTGACGGGGTAAGGATGGTTTTGCGCGATCCCAATCCAAAAGAATTATCATATAATGAGTATGAATTTTTTACACCTTTATACATAGGTGCAGGAGGCGTGACGCATTTCAGGGATCATGGATTTCTGGTAAAATTTACAATGCTTGAGCAAACAATGATAACCAATGCTGCAGGGACTTCGATTACAGCTAACGGGTCTATTGGGGACATACAGCTTGGAGATTGGAACGGAACAGATAAAGAAGGTGGAACATTCTATTTTAATCAGTTTTCCTCAGAGGATAATGGTGCATTTATAATGCAAAACGTACGATGTCAAGGGATACAATTTCAAAGCAAGAAAGACGTTTATGCCTTTGCAAATTTTAGCACAGCTTCTGGATCTCAATTTAGAAATTGTAATTTTGTAAACCAGATAAATTTTTATGGGGCATTTAATGTATCCTTTGAGAATTGTGCCTTTATGGGTGGCAGATATTTTATGGCATTTCCGGGAGCGGAAATAGTAATTAATGGAATGACAGTTTATGGAATTGGAAGTTATCCGTTTTTCATTCGTGGAGTTGCAGTAATGACAGATTTTAAAGGATTGAAGATCATTGATGCGACAGCAAATAAATCGCTTGTCTATGCTGATAGTTATGGTGAAGGACCAAATGGAGTGAGATTCGTTAATTTTGATATTTCTGAGTGTAATAATCCACAAATGGGAGTAAGCATAAGTGGACCATATAATAAACCTTTGAACAAATTTGCCTTTTCCTTTAATCTTACTGTAACAAATGGAGATGGAGTTGTAATAGAAAATGCAAATGTTATAATGAAGGACAAGGACGGGAATGAATTGTTCAATGTAAATACTAATTCAAGTGGAGCAATCACAGAGCAGATCGTAACATATTATCAGAATGATCCTGATTCAGTTGTACATGACTCTTTATACTTTGATAACGAGAGTTTATGGGTTACCTTCTATCCATACACCCTGACTATAACAAAGGCTAATTACCAGACATACACCCGCACCTTCTTTGATAGCTACACAAGGGATTTAGAAGTCGCAAAGAAAGGCGCTAAATGGGAAATTGCATTACAATTACCTAAAACCGTTATTCACAGTGCAGAACTGTATGGAGCAACAATATATTAAGTAATGGCAAACTTTGGAGATATAAATACAGACTTAGTACTAGCCGCATCACAGGCTGTCCGGAGAAATGCGGCGAATGATGCATTTGAAGCATTTGTTCCAGCATCTGCCACTGAGGTTTTCTGGCTTAGAGATATAGTTGGAGCTCCATTTCTTTATCCAAAAACTGCTGGCGATGACGTAAAAATTGATGCAGAGTTATTTGTAGATACAATTAAGGAATATAGTTCTGGAGTAACCATTGAAGGAATTAAATCCATTGATTCTTATTGGATTATTCCAGAAATTACTGCCCCTGCTGGTACACCTGCCGCTACTGAAGGATATCTTTTCATGGACAGTGCTGATGACCATATCAAATTTAAGAATAGTACAACGACTTATGATCTTACTGATACGGGTGGTGGGGGTATGGTTTACCCGGGTGCAGGGATAGCTCTTTCAACCGGAGCAGCTTGGGGAACATCTATTGCCGATAATAGTACAAACTGGAATACTGCTTATTCTCATAGCCAAATAATTACAGGTAATCCGCATGCTCTTGATTATAATGATGTAGGGGCAGCTGCAGTATCTCATGTACACGGTAATATTACCAATGCTGGGGCTATCGGATCAACTACAAATCTTCCTATCATTACAACCACTTCTGGTGTATTAATAGCAAGTTCATTTGGAACAGGTGCTAATACATTTTGTCAAGGTAATGATGCCCGGCTATCCGATTCCAGGACTCCTACGGCTCATGCTATGGATTCGGCTACCTATCATACCAGTAGTGATGTAACGACTTTAAATGCCACAACCTCTAAGCATGGATTCTTACCTAAATTGGGTGGAGGCACAACAAATTATCTTCGCGCTGATGGGACATGGGCAACACCTCCTGGGGGTAGTGCTGTTTCAGTAGCCAATCAAGGTGATAACCGTGTTGTTACTGCTACAGCAGTTGGAGATGCTTTAAATGCTGAAGCTAATTTTACTTTTGATGGAACAACACTTTCTGTTATAGGCGGAAGTTATCAATTAAATATTACTGATGAAACGGTTGATTTTACAAGAGCTTCAGCAAATTATATCAGAGCTTCTACTGCAGGTGGGTATTTTGGTATTATAACTAATGGTTTAGGAGTAGCAGTCTCTAATGCTCTCATATATTTATCAACTGATGCTGCATATTTACGTCATGGTGGCGCTACCCCCGCTACGAAATTCGCAACAACTGCTACAGGAGTTAATGTCACAGGAGCTATGGTTAGTAATACAGCTGAGATAGGCGGGGATGTTACAATAAATGCGGGGGGGGCAACTTCTTTCTGGTTTATAGATGCTGATCATAATCTCAAAGTACAGGTAGAAAATGTTACAGCGGAGTTTGCAAGAGGTATGGCTGTTATGAATACTACTACCACTTATATGCAGATTGGTTTCTATGGTGTAAATTCTACTTTTGGGAGTGGGTTTGCTTATATCGGAAAGGCTTATAATGATCAATGCGCAAAATTTTACCCGGATGCTCAGGCTGAGTTACATTATAATAACGCAATAAAGTTTGAAACAACAACTTTAGGTGTACTTGTAACAGGGGAGGTTAAATCATCTTCTGGATATTTTGCATCCAATGGTGCTAATGTTTATCTTGGGGTGACAGGTGGAGGTACGGTTTACTTACGTCCTACGGCTTATGGATCTGCAACTGCTCAATCTACCTTTTCAATTACTCAGGCTTTAGTGGGAACTCCTTTGGCTGTTACAGGGGCTTTACAGGTTAATGCTGATAATTCAGCGGGTTATGCAGCCATATTCGACCAGGATCATGCTACTGCTCACGGTATAAGAATTAACTTGGATGCAACAGCTGGGATTACATATAACGCAATATATGCAGAGAATTCAGTCGGGCAGATTGCTGAACTTCGATCAGACGGTGATTGGTGGGCTGCTGACTATATATTAAGTTCAGACAAGAGATTAAAAGATATATATGCTACTGTAGAGGACGGTCTTGATGGAGTTATGAAATTAAACCCGGTTACTTTTAGATGGAAAGATAAAAGAAATGATCTTATTCATACTGGGTTTGTTGCTCAAGAAGTACGGGAAGTATATCCCGAGCTCGTAAAAAAAGGTTCTGACGGGTTCCTTTCATTATCATACGGAAAGATGTCTGTGCTTGCCATAGCCGGGGTACAGGATCTTAGCAGGAAAGTGGATACCATTGAAGACAGGCTACAAAAAAGAATTACTGAACTTGAAGACCGAGTACAGGAATTGGAAGATGACAAGTGGTGTATATAAGATGACATTTAAAATAAAAAACAAATAATTAAAAATGGCAAGAGTACCCGATTCTACAAGTTTTGCACTTTCTGAAGTAAGAGATGTTATTGATGATGATCCTGCTACAGCAGTTGTAACAAGTGTAACAGACAATGGTGGTGTTGCCAGATTTAATACATCAAATACAAAAGGTCTCGATCCTGGCGATAACATTTCATTAACTGGATTTACTTCCTATAATGGTGTATATGCTGTTACTGCATTAAGTACAGATAGCTGGATTGAAACAATTCAGGGTTATGCAGGCGATGAATCTGGTATTTGGACTGCTACATTGTTAAAGACCCTTATTGATTGTTTTGATAATGCCATTGCAGCAAGGTTTGATCCAAGATATGAAGGATCAAAGGACCGTCAAAGTAATTTTCAGAATTATGGATGGCAGTTAATACTTACTTTGATAAATACTCATTACGATGCTACAAGATCCTATAATAACCTAGACGGATGTACTGGTTGGCTTTTTGTTGCATGTGCATATGGATTAGTTTCTTATTCAGTTAATTCTAGCGGAGTGTTGTCCTATAAAGATACTTGGACAGATGCTGATGATGATTCTTTACTAAATATTTGGGTAGCAGACAGTGATAACTTTATTTTCTGCGTTGATGGGTATGATGATACATTGAGATCTTTCACTTACAATGTAACCACAGGGGCTATAACATATATAGACGATGATGGACAAATATATGTCAATCCGTTACCAGGGAACATTGCAGGTCAAGGAAATACTATTACCGGGGATGATAATAAATTTGTTTTTTTTCTTACTAATCCTGGTAGTGGTTACAATGCCATTATAACATCTGAGTACGATGGAAGTGCAAACATAGCTTATAAAACATCTATTACCGGGGCCCTTAATGAAACGTTTAGTGCTATCTGGTATGATATTTCAAGCGGTTATCTATTCACAGTCGGGTCAGCAGGGTTGTCAATTTTTAGCATTAATCAAACAACAGGAGTATTAACAAGAATAGATTCTGAGAATGGTGGCCTGGGTGCAGGATGGAACGATGTATGGACTGATGGTATTTATGCCTATGTCAGTACTACTTCTTATGGACTTGCTGTTTTTTCATGGGATGGTGGTGGAAATCTTACTTTTGAAGATTGGACAGATACTGACGATTCGTCAGCAATATATGCCATATCTGGTGACACTGATAATAAGTTTATCTATTGTCAGGGTGGAGATGGTAAAGTTCATATTTTTACTTTCCATAACGGTGCAGTATATTGTCACGGGGAGAGTACTGCAGCAGTTTCAAATATGCTGGACGTACATGTTCCGTATGATGTGGTAAATGTACTAGCAGTAGCAAGAGGTACTACAGGTCTTTCTACATATGGAATTAGTTAAATGATGTTATATTTTTGTTTTTAATCTAAAAAATGTTATCTTTGTGGGTACACGTACACACAAAGACAGATAGTTGTCGAATAATTGTAATTATAATTAAAAAAAGAGTATTATGGCAAAGATTAAGTTTGATGTGGAGTTGAAGAATCTTAAGGGTGACCAAATAAAGGGGCCGGATAATGAAATTTGGACATTAGGGGATGCTTGTAAGAATGCCCTGTTGTCATATGATGAAAAAGCATCTGGAAATGAGAAGTATGAAGCGTTTCAGCTTTCTATGAAAATCGATTCTGCTCCTGCAGACGGTGTTGATTTAAAAGCGGAAGAAATTACTAAAATTAAGAATGCAGTCGGAAGAACCGGCTTTCCATTACTTGTAGGTATAGTATGGAATCTATTGGAAGGAAAAGATCCTTATAAATCCGTTAAAGTATAATAACCATGGCTGGATGCTTATCTACTGAAGAGTGTAAAAAAATACTAACGAATCAGGAAGCACTGAAGGGGAGCAACAAAATCCTTCAAGGGGATGTTTCTGCAATAAAGAATGCTTTGTTAGGGGATATGTATCATCCAGTTGGTTTAGTAGAAAGGGTTCGTATCCACGAAAAGAAGATTTCGAAGATAGAAAGATCTAGTCTTGTTTTTGCGGGTATAAGTACAATACTTGTAACGATTGCTATTTTTTGGCGTAATATAACCGCCATATTTGTTGGCGGATAATACTACAAATTTACCGGGATATATGACAACAGACTTCCAGTTAGGACTGTTGCGATATCTTGTTCAGGAGCCAGATGGTGTTGAGTACATATTAGACATAGAGGAAGATATTTTTGATCTGGTCCAGTATCAGATTGCTTTACAGATTCTCAAGAAGTACTACCGACTCTATAACATCACCCCGGGACGAATCGCAGCACAGCAATTTCTTGAAGAAGAAATAACGGACACTACTGACCTAAGTAAGGATGTAGCCAACTCGTTGAGGGATACTTTTGTATCCGTATATGAACCCCTATCAGACAATGATAAGGTAAAACTCCAGGATACTCTTGTTATCCAGATCCAGGAGAAGCACATAGATAATATCTTTACTGATTATGCTGATAATAGATTATCTCCAGATCAGCTAATTCTTAGAATAAACAAGGTTGCCTCTTTTGTAAAAACTCCTGGTATTGATCTTTATGCCGATGGGAGTTTTTTAGCTAGGGATAGATCCCTTCACTACGATGATCAGGTAGAAGGCAATCCTACATTTCTCCATGACCTTAATATGCTCACATCCGCTAGGGGATTTTACAGTCCTCAGCTAATCGTATTCATGTCGGGTCCTAAGCACTTTAAGACCGGCTTTATGATAATATTAGCCGTAGAGTATGCCCGGGATGGGTATAGCGTATATTATGCTGATGGAGAGAACGGGGCTAGAAGTATTCGCAATCGGGCAAAACAGACTCTTATGGGGTGCACACTCTCGGAGTTGTTTGATCCGGCTATATCAACCGAGTTGGATGATACCCTGATGCGGTGGAGCAGGAACATGGGAGGAGACATTTTCATAGAGGGTTATCCATCTTATATGAAAACACCTAATGATGTCCGGGGTAGACTGCAGTTCTTAAAAGATGAGCATGGCTTTATTCCAGATATTATTTTTTGGGACTCCATAGACCATTTCATACCTAGTAATCCGGTAGATCAGAAAAGAGATACCCGGATCCAGATTCAAAAAGTATATCATGAGGTGATCAATCTTAATAAACAGCTCGGCTGTTTTTCTTTTGCTCCTTCCCAGGTTAACAGAAAAGCCGTTAACAAGAAAACATTTGATATGACTGACCTTTCGGAAGATTTTGGTAAGGCTATGAATGCTCATGCTGTATTTGCCATATGCGGTACTCCAGATGAAATAGATATGAATATCCGGAGAATCATACCAGTGGTGCAGCGGGAGGGAGTAGCCTACAAGGGTAGAAATATGTGTTTGGTGCAGGTTGATGAGGAGAGACAAATAGTAGAAGAGCTGGACAAGGAAGCTTATTTAGAGGGGGTGGAAGATGATTGATAAGGAGCGTCTATATACATATTTTGCTAAGAACCATGGTCCTTTGTACAAAACCAGTAATGGATGGTATGAAGGAGTATGTCCCTTTTGCGGTCGGCCGAAACTGGCTCTTAATTTCATTTACAAGCAAGCAAAGTGTTGGCGGGAGTGTTTTAACGGATTTGCGGTGGATCTGATCATGAAATATCATGGGATTAGGTACGTTGAGGCTCTTGATATGATAGAAGAGTATGATCCTACATACATTAAACTTGCCGGAACTTCTACCTATCAGCGATCAGATGTAATACTACCTGAAGGTTATACTCCCATTCTTTTCGGGGAGGGGATCATGGGGGACCGGGCTCGTCATACTTTGGAGAGTCGTGGAATGGATCTTAATTACCTGGATCGTATAGGTGTAGGCTATTGTAACAAGGAACATAAGGAATCAAAGAAAAACTATTTTGGGTATATCATTATACCTTTTAAACACGATGGTATTTTGGTTTACTTTATCGCCCGGGATTTTACGGGGAACCATTTACGGTACAAGAATCCGTCTAAAGAAGAGTATGGTATAGGTAAGGGAGAGATTCTTTTCAATGAAGAGGCTCTGTACCTAAATGAGAAGATATATGTTATGGAGGGATGGTCAGATGCGGCTACGGTAGGCCCGGCTGGTGTGTCTATCCAAGGTTCTGATATGGGTATATATCAACGAACCAAGATAATACAAAGTCCGGTTCAGGAAGTTGTTGTAATTCCTGATGTTGGTTTTTATTCCAATGGTCTTCGTATAGCTAGTAAGCTAATCAGCCATAAGTCTGTAAAAGTGATAGATTTGGTTGAGTTAAAAGATCTGGGTAAAGATGTGAATCAAATAGGTAAAGTTAATGTTCTGTCGTTAGAGGACCATGTTCCTTGGTTGACCAGGAAAACAGTATATACAGAGTTACGCCATGCTTCGTGATCCATCCATACATATGTGTCGATCCGATCTTATCAGGATTTTGGAAAAGGAAAGGGTAATTCAGAGGATCCTAGACAGGGAGTTTTTATTTGCTCAGGATATTGTTAGTGTGCTTTTGACACATTATAAGGATAATATCAAAGATAGGATAATTTTGACAGCACTGGCTAAAACCAGGAAGAAGCTAGAACGAACTGTCCTGGCCGAAGAAAATATTGTAGAGGATTTTAATAAGGTATATAACGCCGCTATGCTGGCGAACAACATAAAAACACTGCCAATCAAGAAAAGCGATCCTCATTACTTGACACTGAAAGAGATAGCTAAACAGGCCTATGATTTTTGTCAACTCTTCGATTTACCTTTAGAGGCAGGTTTCAACCTATACGTTGACATTGGGATTAAATTGCTGGACCGGAAATTTTCTATTTACAGGTTGAAATCATACAGCATTAAAATTGTAGAGCACTACGATAATAAGATACTAATAGAAAATGATAGCACACCAGACCGTACTATTGCTATGGCAAAGGCCTGGCAAAGCGCCATGTCTCAGTTTTTCGGGCAGGATATAAAGGTTGAAGGCATTAAAGAATATATATACTTCGTCCATGCCAAGAATGATGCAGACCATATGCAAGCAGATTATCAGGATTGGATTAACGCCCAGTTTGAAAAGTGGGCTTTTTTGAATAATGCTCCGGCTTTCAGTCAGCTACATGGAGAGAACGCCGGCTTGAATTATTCCTTATATATGGGAAAAGAATCAAAGGAATTTGCTTCAGAGGAAGAAAAAACTTATTTTAAAAATGTGAAGGGTGAAAAAAAGATCCAGACCAAGGCCGATAAGCAAAAAAAGACAGGTCGTAAACCGACAGTATAAAAAAGTATGTGATGACATTGACCGCAACCAACTATACACCTATGATAGAATATTCTGTACATCATGTAATTGTACTCTGGCCGTGTATGGAGAAACTTTTAGAAATTGGGGCCATTCTCATAATCTTCCGAAAGGCCGATTCCCCATTCTTATTGCGGAGAAAGCTAATATTTCTCCCCGTTGCCAGGACGAAAACAATAGGGAAGGATGTCACGAAGCTCTTGACCGGTGTGACTTTTCCCGTATTTCAGGCTTTAGAGACCTGGGATCCATCATGGCCTATAGAAGAGAGAATGCGCCTGAAGAATACAATAAATTTGTTACTGGATTAAAAGCGGAGGGGTGTCATGACTACGAATATGAAGAAATCTAATAGAAAAATATTGGTATTCATCAGTAAGATCACATCAGTATCAGGGATTAGCATGTTCTGGTATGAAGTAAATGGGGTTCGTAAAGTGATAGAAGGGGATAGGAAAGAGGTAGGCGATAAAAGACAGGAATTGATTAACCTATATCAAGATGAACAATTAACAGCAAAATAAAAGCAGAATTTCTAGCCACTTAAAATACACAATCATGAAAAAAATTATAGGAATCTCTGGAAAGCAGAGATCAGGAAAAAACAGCGTAGCTGAGGTGCTTGAAAGTATTCTTAGTTCATACGAAAAGGTTGTAATAACTTCCTTTGCAGATCGATTGAAGAAAGTATCGGCCATAGCGATGGGATTACCAGTAAATACTTTTTTTGCTGATTCATCAAAAGCAAAATTATACGAGATAGCGCCTGATATTTTTATGACCGGCCGGGAGATACTGCAGAAGGTGGGAACAGACTGTTTTCGAAATAATATCCATGATGATTTTTGGGTGTATTCTCTGATGAGTGGTCTGAATAGAGAGAAATCTGGTATATACATAATTCCGGATGTTCGGTTCCCAAATGAGTTCAAAGCCATAAGAGATGTTGGAGGTTACGTTATAAGAGTAGTTAGGCCAGGGTTTGAGGGGGATGACCATATATCTGAGACTGCCTTGGATGGATATGGATTTGATTTCATGATATATAATGACTGCCCTTTAAAGGGGGCAAATTTCATAGCTCAAGTAGAACAATTTATACGAATATACATATATTAGATGCAGATATTTCTGGATAATGTGCAGTCACTTTTGGTGGGGTCAGAGACTTTATTTAAGGCTCTTCGTAAATATATGTCGATAGACGTACCCGGAGCTTATTTTACTGATGCTTACCGTAAGCATGGTTGGGACGGAAAACGGTATTTTATTACGCCTAAAGGTAATATGGCTACCGGCTTTCTTCCCCTGGTATTAAAGTATATTGAAGAGGAATATCCGGAAACAAACATAGAGATCATAGACAAAAGAGGAGAAATACCCCGACAAAAAGAAGTATTTATAGAGAAGATAGGATCCGTTGCTGCTGCCAGTAAATATGAGTATCAGAAGGAGCTTATCGTCAAGTTTAATAATTTTATTTCATTCCGGAATCAATCGATCTATTTTCCGAGAGGTATAGTAGATGCTGCAACCAATGCCGGTAAGACGGCTATTATGGCCGGGCTATACTTGAATTTGGAGGGGGTTAATAGGATGTTGGTAATCATCCATCGTAAAACTATTTATAGGGAGTTGGTTGAGTTCATGACTTCTGTTTTTGGGGAAGTAGGAGAAATAAATCCGGATATCTATAAGATAGCTCCGGTTACAATAGGCATGATAAATACTATGCATTCTCGCTTACATGATGTTAATATGCGCCGGGATCTGGAATCTTTTAATATACTTGTTGTTGATGAAAGCCATCGAGCCGGTAGTTCTATGTATTCAAAAGTACTGCAGAGGTGTCCGTCCCCAATCCGGATGTTTTTATCTGGGACCGCCCTGGATGCGGGTAAGGATGCTATTGTTAAAAAGATGATCATGGTAGGGCTGTCCGGGCCTAAGTTGGGGGAGATAAGTAAACGGGAACTGATGGATAAGAAAATAAGTACGGAAGTGAAGGTGCATTTACATGTGTGTAATACTATATTAAGGGCTCCTATTGTGGATTACAAAGAGATGATGAAAGCCTGTGTCCATTATTCTTCAGAGCGGGTAGCTTTAATGTGGTTTATTATCAAGCAGAAGTATAAAGATGGGCTTATCCTGGTAGCGGTTAATGAAATTCACCATGGGGAGTTTTTGCTGAATCGATTACAGGAATTCAATGATGCGGATAAACTAGGGTTGGCCATTGATCTAACCCATAGTGAAGATTCCAGGCAAATAGAAAAGGTGGATGCCTGTAAGCAGGGAGATCTGGATGTACTCATCAGCACAACTGTACTCAAAGAGGGGGTAAACATTCCATTAGTAAGATATCTTATTTATGCGGCCGGAGGAAAATCCAAGATTGATATTAAGCAGTGGATGGGTAGGATTGAGCGTTTGCATTCTACGAAGCCTTTCGTAGAGTTCCACGATTTCTATGATATTGGATCCTACATACAGCGTCATAGCGCGGTGCGCCGGCAGATCTATATTGATGAACAGCTTGAAATTATAGAAGAATATAATATTAAAGAAATTAAAAAGTACAAATCTGTTGTAATTAATTAAAATTTTAAGTATCTTTGTACCCAATAGTATGAAACGAGAACCAAAAGAAAAAGCAGAAAAGGTAGATCTACTTAAGCCCTATACACCGTCCAAGCCACAGGATGACGGTTGTTTTGGCAATATGTGGGATCCACAACATAAAGATTGTTCTATATGCGCTGATATAGAGGTATGTGGTATACTATATCAGCAGAACCATATTCAGATTAAAAAGCAGAAGTTTGAAGAAGAGAACGGACCTACTTTAGATATGACTGATTTTGAGGCCATATCAATAGAAAAGGTAGAGAAACTGGCTTTACAATACCAGAATGACCAGGAGCCGATGACAGTGGATGAGCTGATTTCATACATAAAAACACAAGCGCGAACTAAGGATACAGTAGCAGTCCGAGAATACTTAAAGAGAGTACTACCAATGACCAAAATGCATATACAAGAAGACGAAATTCATGTCCAAAGTAACAATAATAGTAGATCAGGAAACTAATCTTACTCTGCTTAATCGAACAATGATTGATACTGTCGGGTTTGACCCGGAGGAGGTAGTCAAGATCGATATAGTAGAAGGAGCCGGTAAGGTATGGTCCCGGATAAAAGCTGTGAAGCCTTCCGTAATTATGCCGGTAGGTGAGAAGGCTTTAAATACACTGCTAGGGGTAAATGGCATAACCAAGCATGCTGGTCAGATATTATATAAAGACGATTATCCAATTGTTCCCATACTATCCCCGGGATACATCGAAAGAAATCATCATCAATTAAGAAGGTTTGCAGAGGATATCTACACAGCATACCAGGCTTCGCTCGGAATCAACAAGATAGAGGCCACCAATCAATTTGTTATAATGGAGACCCTGGAAGAGGTTCACCATTTGGTCGAGTACATAAAAAGTGTTGGTTATGGAGCCTTCGACTTTGAAACTACACTTTTGACGGACATGGGTACCTTTGATCCGGACTTTGTAGTAACCTGTCTGAGTATATCTTTTCAGCAGGGATCTGCCTATGTATTACCAATCAATCACCCACAACGTAAAATGAGTGATGACGATCTTCGAGCAGCTATTGACCTACTTGCTTATGAATTTTTTGGGGATCCAAATATTACAAAGATAGGTCAATATGTGAAGTTTGATATGCATTGTGCTGCTAGGCTTGGGATTACTGTGTTTAGGGGACCTTTCCACGATACAATGTTAATGCATCATCTGCTGGATGAGAATTCTTCGAACAAGCTTAAGGAGATGGTTCGATACTACTATCCACGATTCGCGAATTATGAATCAGAGGTAAGCAAGTACTCCTGGGATAGCATTCCGTTGAATATCCTGGCAAAATATAACGCCCTGGATGCAGATTTAACCTTCCGGCTATATTGGTTATTTACTGACATGCTTCTGGAAGACGAGCGACTTTATAATCTGTACCGAAACCTGACCGCGCCGGCTACGGTGGTTCTATTCCGCTTGGAGGAAAACGGAATGATGCTTGATAAGAAGTATCTCCGTGATTCTATTGAAAAAGTTGGTGAATTTATACAGGAACTAGAGGAGGATATGCGGAATAACAAGAGTGTCATTTCATTTGATCATTACATTCAGGAGCAGGAAATAGAAGATGCCATAGAGAATTACGAAGATAAACTAGAAAAAGAGAAGGGGATAGAATACAAAGGTAAATCAGCTCAAAACAATCAAACTATTAGGATAAAAAAGTATACTGAAGCGGTTGCGCAATTAAAGACAGGATCTTTGGTACCTACACATAAAATACTCAATTTTGGGTCTCCCGTACAGTTAGTAGACTTGCTATTTAGTGTTTGGGGCTTTAATTTCCTTCCTCCGATAGATCCCTGGACCAATAAATCTATACGGGCTACAGACAAAAACACTTTGGACTTGTTGAATGATCGATCAGGTTTTTTGGATAACCTACAATCCTGGAGGCAGCTTAAAAAGATTCAAGGTACGTATTTAAATGGTTTGATAGAAAAGCTGGATGGTAATCATTACATTCACGGTACTTTTAACCAGCATGGAACTAAAACTGGTCGGCTTAGCTCGGACAAGCCTAACCTGCAGAACGTCATAAGCCGGACCAAATATAAGAAGGTAGAGGAAGCGGTAAAGTTTGTGAAGGGGGCTTTTATTGTACCGGAAGGATATACTCTAATGCAGGCTGACTATTCTCAGGCAGAACTTCGAATTATAGCTCACTATGCAGACGAGACAGCCATGCTTGAGGCCTATGCCGCTGGAGAGGACCTGCATGAACGTACTGCAGCAAATGCCAGGAATTATACCCTGGAAGAATTTCGTGCTCTACCCGAAAAAGATTTTAAACAGTATAGATTTGAAGCTAAGGCTGAAAATTTTGGTTTTATTTACAGGATCTCCCCGGAAGGGTTTAGAGAATACGCCAGGGTTCAATATGGTATCCGAATGTCCTTACAAGCATCTCAGAAAAAGCGTGATGCTTTCTTTCAGCATTATCCCAGGATTCTGAAGTATCATGATTTGTATGTAAATAAGGCCAGGAAATTTAAGTATGTACGTACATTGTTTGGTAGCAAGATACGTATTCCAGAGATAGATAGTTTTAACCGTATTAAGAGAGGGCATGCAGAAAGAAACGCGATAAATGGACCTATACAGGGAACAGCCGGTCAGATGACCATATTCGCTCTTGTATTGCTGAAGCATCGCCTGGGACAGGATATTCTTATGGTAAATACGGTACACGATAGTATATTATTTTACTGCTTGAACAGTAAAGTAGAGGAAAAAAAGGCCATTATTGAGGAAACCATGGAGAATTTACCGCTAGAACAGTATTTTGACAAGGTTTTTGACAAAGTGAAGATGAAAGTGGATTTTGAGACTTCCAAAGAATCGTGGGAGGCTTTAAGCTAGGCCGATGTTGGCCGACATAATTAAATACGATCACCAAAATGGGTTTAGACGTAAACAAGCTCAATGAACTTCAGGAAGACCTGGAGAAGCGAAGCCAAGGTTCGTCCAAGAACTGGATCAATGTAAAGAAGATCGAAGAACCAATAGATATCCGGATAATGGATCCGCTGGCGGCAATGAACGGTATTTATTACATTGAAGTACCAGTATGGTGGGTGAACAGGCAGAAATTAATTTCTCCTAAATTTTTAGGGGAAGAGTGTGTCCTGGATGCAGCAGTTAAGATGGCAAACACTGCAAAAGATGCGGAGATTACAGCCTTACTTTATGCTAAGGAGAACAACATGCCGAAGGTTTCATTCAGTTATGAATTTTGGATCCCGGTTCTTCAATTCATTTGGGATGTGAACAAGAAGCAGGAAATCATCAATATCTATGATAAGGGTGATAACTATGATGTGAATAAGATTCTTAAGTTTGTGGTTGATGATCGAGTTAAGATCATGCAAACTGGTATATCTCTTTTAAAGCAGATTAATCAGCTTGCTACAGCCAGGGGCGGTGGTGTGATGACGGAGATACTGGACGGCTTCAATATCCAAATATCAAAATCAGGTAAAGGTAGGGATACCAAGTATGCCGCCGTAAAAACCGAAGCTATGCCAATGCCAGGAATATTCTATGAAGACCAGATATCTGTTATTGATGTAGCGAAATCACAAATCTTTACCAATGAGTATTTGGATTCTGTGATTGGTGAATACCTGTACGGAGAAGAGAAAAAGGAAGAGGAGTATGCATTTCCGGAGATTCGTGCAGAATTGGAGGAACGCTTCAAGGAAGATGAATCGGAAGAGAAGAAGACACCAGCTCGCAAGAGACCGGGAGCCAGAACTGCTCCGAAGGCGGAACCAGAGGCTACTGAGAAGGAGACACCTGTTCAGGGTAGAGGCAGAGGAGCTGCCGCAACCACAGCTAGGGGTCGTGGCCGGAACATCGCTAATGATATGGCAGACGTAGGGGACAACTAGATGAGTAGGATCATCGACTATACAGTACTTGGTAAACTATCTCCAGACCTAACCAGTCTGGAGATAGACCATGCTGAGCCGATGAAACGCTTACTCAAGAATTTGGAAGGTTTAACCCTTGAGATTAATATCAAGAGGTTTTTCCACCAGAGATCTTTAGCTCAGAACAGATGGATATGGGGTATATGTATTACCACTATTCAGGCCTGGTTAAAGGAAACCAATGGAGAATTCCCGGATAAAGATACTGTATATGCTTTTTTGCGAATCCGGGTTGTAGGCCATGGAGTAGTTATTCGAGAGATGGATGGTTTTGAAGTACCAGTAATCGAAGGTAAGCGGTTTTCACAAATGACCACAGTAGAGTTTTCAGACGCCGTAGAGAAGATCGTAGAATATTATGCTCTTCGGGGGTTAGAGGTACCATTACCAAAACCGAAAGGAAATAATTTGATTAACGAATATTTAAACGATGAATGAACCAAAAGCATACATAACAACTTACACCGGAGGTATGTTTGATATACTGGAGCCTCTAAAATCGCATATCACAATACACGATATTGCTCATAGTCTTTCTATGCAATGTCGCTTTAACGGTCACAGTCGATGTTTTTATTCGGTGGCTGAACACTCTTATCAAGCCAGTTTTTTGGTAAGTGGAAGTAAATTTACAAAGCTAGGAGCTTTAATGCACGATGCCGCAGAAGCTTTTATGTCTGATATTCCTACTCCGGTTAAAAGACTCTTTCCCGAGATATATAAAGTTGAGGAAAAGATTGTACTGGCTATATTTGAGTTGCTTGAACTGGATTATGAAGCAGTTGATTGGGCTAAAGTGAAAGAAGTAGATAGGCTATTATTGCTTTATGAACAGCAACAAATAGGTACTGTAGCCAATAAACATAAGGCTGCTTGGGGTCCCTGGCAGGAATTGTATCCGAACCAAACAAAAATTGTACGCGGAGAGCTTAACAGCTTGAATATGCCACTTCCGGACCTAGAGGCCTGGGAACCAGAGCATGCAAAACACGCTTTCATCAGTAGATTTAACGAACTAACCTGGTAATTATGAAAAACATTGCTATAGTTACAGCAGATATTCATGTTCACAAATACAAGCAATTTAACCAGAATAATCGCCGGTTAATCAATGTGATTGGATATATCAATTATCTGTTTAAGTTTGCTTACAAGAATGAGATTAACTGGATCCTATTTTCCGGGGACCTGTATAATAATATGCAGCTGATTGGTACTGAGGCAGAGGATATCATTATTGAGTGTTTCCATCGTAATTTTCAAGCTAACCCTCATATTACCTGGGTAGCCATAAGTGGTAACCACGACCATGCTACTAAGAACCTTAAGGATGCACCGGCTAAAACAGCCTTACGACATCTTTCTGTACTGTTTCCCGGATTTTTATTGATTGATAATAGCGCGGTTACTATAGAAGGTGTTAAGATCCACGGTATCCCATATTATGAGTATCCTGAACATTTCATGGATAGTTTGGAATATACGGTTGAGCAGGCCATCAAACACGAACCTAAAAATAATATACTTCTTATGCATCAGCTTGTAGGTATGGATAACTCGCTAATTCTAGAAGATATTAATCCTGATCATAAATACTTACAATCTTTTCATACGGTATTTAATGGGCATGTACATAAACATTCTGAGGTTAGAGAAAACTTTATTAATGTAGGTAGCCCTTTACATAGGGATGCTGGGGACATAGGTATTCCTAAAGGATTTTTATTATTTGCTTTTGATACCCTGGAATGGGACTATTATGATCTTACTGATAAATACCCTCAATATATTCATAAAACTATAGGAGAAGAACTTACTGACTGGGAAAAGAATCAGTATGTAATATGGGTGCCTTCCAAGCAAGAAGTACTTCCGGAAGACCAGGAGATTGTGGATAATTTTAGTTCAGATATAAAACCGGAAAAGTTATTTGAAAATTATGTCCGGGCGGCCTTGTCAGATGATGAGGCTAAGGAGCTGGGGGTTAACAAGGATGAATTAATTGAATTTGGATTAAGCTATTTATAATGATACAATTTAATATGATAACGGCACAAGGGTTTGGGTCTATTGTTAAGCCCCTTACTTTTCATTTCAATCATTCTGGACTAAGCCTGATAAAAGGTATTAATGGATCTGGAAAAACTACAGTATTTGAGGCTCTGGTATGGTGTCTATATGGTATCAACCTAAAAGGAAAGACCGGTGATATGGTCATGTCCTGGCCGGAAACTCGTACTTCAGCCTTTATAGGGACTGCTGTAAGCGTATGCTTTAAGGTTGATGACAATCTGTATACGATTATCCGGAATAAGAAATTTAAGGGAAAGCACATGGGTCTGAAGGGAGAAGATAGGTTAATGCTATTTGTTAATGAGGAATTGATACCTGATGAGCTCCATAAAGACGGCATGCAAGATTACATTAATCAGCTTTTGGGTGTGGACTCCAGGATTTTTATGAATTCCATTATGTTCGGTCAGCGGATGGCTAAGTTGGTGGAAAGTAAGAATGATGATAAGCGCAAGCTATTTGAGGAATTGTTCGATACTGAATGGATTGAATCCTTTAAGCAGAGGATGAATGAGCGTAAGGCCGAAGTAAACTTAAATATCAACACAGCGGAGAATAATTGGGATTCTAATCAGTTTAGGATTACAGATCTTCAAGAACGTATAGCACAAAATCAGGAAGCTTTAACCAAATGGAAAGATGAACATACTGTCCGGATAGAAAACTATAAAAAGGATTATGTGACCGCTGAATCCGTATGGCACCAAGCTCAGGAGGATATTAAGGCGCTGGGTAAAGCTCCGGAATTTGATGAAGAAGCCTACCAGGATAAGGATAAGAAATATAGCCAGTTGGAGCTGGACATTGGTGAAATATTAAGGAAAGTAGGTCGTATAGAGGGACAGATGGATATGTTAGCGGATGAGGATCCTGCTGTGTTGAAGAAGGGAATATTAGGCATAAGGTCAGAAATCAGTGAATTAGATGAGCGTATGGCTAATTTTGGATGGAAAGAAGGACAAGATATTAAGGGGGAAGTTGGAGCTATTGGTGAGATGTTGGATGATATTAATACGGCTTTGAAAGTAGCTCTATCCAGAGAAAAGGATCTAATTCACGGTTTAGACGCTAGTACAGCCTCAGATGAAGTATGTTATGCTTGCGGTCAACTTTTGGATGCAGAGGGAAAAGAAAAGATACGGCAATCGGTAGAAAAAGTAAAAGCTGAACAGAAAGCCCTTCATGAAGATATAGCTGCTAAAACGGCTACTCAAAGTCAGCTGGAAGAAGATCTTGAACTTTGGGAAAAGCTGTATAAGTGCCAGCAGGAAATCGAAGGCCATAATGAAAATATTGCTGTGAAAGAGGGGCTTATTAAGGATATCAGTGAACAGCAGGCCAAAGGAAAGGAACTGAATGATCAGATCAAGGCCCTGAAAGAGAGCATGATTCCTATGGATGCTGAAGCGGAAAAGATGTTGGAAGAACTGAAAAATTTGGATATAGAGCGGGAAACCTGGAGAGAGTGGAACAAAAAGAAAGAAAACCTGTTCCAAGAGTGTATCCGCTTACAAAATAGCGCGGCAGACGCGCAAGGTAGATTAAGAGAAGTACAGGCCGAAAAGCCACCACAGTTTTACATAGAAACCGATCTAGCTAAGGTTGAGAAGGAGTGCACAGCTCAAAAGCAATTGAGTAAAATGATCAGCCAATTAAAAAGAGAGCATGGACTTCTGACTTGGTGGACGGTAAAAGCGCTAGGCGCTACTGGATTGAAAGCTTATGTATTTAAGGCTATGTTAGGCCAGCTGAATAACTTCACCAGGAAGTACGGCCAGAGATTAGGGGTCTCTATTGAGTTTAGCATAGATATTACAAAAGCTTCCAAACCCTTTCAGACAGTGTGTTCGATAGGAGACAAGAAGGACAAGGATTACCGGGAGTTTTCCGGCGGTCAGAAACAGCGACTGGATATTGTATTAGTGTTTGCCATGCATGATCTGATATCTCAAACTGCTGCTATGAATATCCTGATAATGGACGAAGTTTTCGAAGGGCTGGATGAAGAGGGAGAAGCTGCGGTGTTTGATCTAATTCGTATGAAAGCGGATGAAGGTAGGCAGGTATATGTAATCAGCCATAGTCAAGTGCTGGACAGCCTGTACTCTAGCAGTATACAAGTAACACAAGATAAAGATGGGTCTACAATTATTGAAGTATGAAGAAAATAGAAGGATTTGAGAATTATTCAATAACTTGGGATGGAAGAGTATGGAGCCATAAACGTAAAAAATTTGTTAAATCTTGGACTAACGGATTCGGGTACCATCATATAGCCTTGTGGAAAGATAAAAGTAAACGTTATCAATTTAGTATTGCTAGGTTAGTGGCTCAGGCTTTTATTCCAAACCCGGATAATAAGCCGCAAGTTAATCATATAGACGGGGTTAAGGATAACAACCATAAAAATAATTTAGAATGGGTAACAGCGAAGGAAAATATTGATCATGCAATAAATATGGGATTAATAGTATGTCCAGATCAAACAATAAATAACAAAAGAAAAATACCCATTAATGTTTACGATTATATAACAGGAAAATTGAGATCTACGCATACCTCCATAAGTGAGACAGCTAGATATTATAGTATATCTAGAGGAAATATTTGGGGAGTTTTAGCTGGGAAGCGGAGACAAACAAATGGATTAACATTTGAAAACATTTCTCAATAATTTAATATTTTAATTTATGTCAGAATTTAGTGAAACTCTTAAAAGCGAGATTGAAGAGGCCAGGAAAGCCTCAGTAGATTATTTGTCTGCTAAATCTTCGGGAGTTGGCACAGCAACGAAAAATCTAGGAGCGGATCCTGATACAAGATATATCCGTAGGTTGAAAAGAAGAAAGACCGAATACCTGGACGCTCTTGTGAATCAATTCTTCAGATTTCGTATGATCCAGCCGGACACGGAGGGGGAAGAAGTAACGGCCAGGTTTAACTATCTGGATGATTTATGGAAAAAGGCTTGTGAACGCTTTAACTTAAAGGGGAAGCAAGGCCGTACTCCTAAGAAGGGAGAGAAACTTCCTGAAATGATAACCCCAGGTCATGGCCGGCCTTTCGTGTTGGTATATGAGGCCTTTCAGCAACGGGTTGAGTATTTCATGGATATGGAAAAGAAACAAATTAAGGCCGCTAAGAAAAAAGCCGAAGAGAAAATTGCTGAACACTGGCTGAAGGTGAACTATCACCGTCTGTTTCGGAAATGGCCGTTTCGGACTATCTGGTTCTGGCTCCTGGCTTTAGGCCGGAAAAAACAGTATAACCAGAAGTGGAACAGGTTTTATAAGAACCATATATACGAAGAATAATCATTTAAAATTTAATTCAAATGAAAGCAAAAAAAGTAAAAAATGTATATAGCGTAGGAAATATGATATTTCAAGCTATACCAGAAACTTATATTTATAAAGGATGTTATTTTAAGTGTGAAACCATAGCGGAGAAACCATGCTTAGATACAAAATTGGGATTAGCCTTAAGAAAAAAGGCAGATTGCGGAGGTAATCATACTATTTATATACGTTTAAAGTGAAAAGTATAGAAGAGGATCTTTTCGGTGGGCGCAAGAAGCAACCAATCAATCAGAAGCAGAAAGGAAATCGCAATGAATTGGTTGTGGCTAAGTTATTATCAGAATGGACCGGATCAGAATTTACCCGGGTGCCTATGTCCGGTGGTTTACGATGGAAGAATGCTGTCAATATATGTGGGGATGTTGTGTCTACCGATCCCTCTTTTGATTTTCCGTTTTCAGTAGAGACCAAGCACATTAAATACCTGGGTATAGATTGGAAGGATCTTAATCAGGGATATCAGTTGAGAAAGAATTCAGTGTTATACAGGTACTTTGAACAGGCTTCCAGGGATGCAGAGAGAGCCGGTAAGAAGCCTTTGCTAATAATCCGTCAAAATGATATGCCTGAGAAGGAATATTTCCTTATTTTTAGACTTGAGGGATTATTTTCTGCTGTGATGCTAAACTCTGGTGGAGCAACACAAATATTATTCGGAGATAATATAGCTGGTTTTTTATTCTCAGAAATAAAAAATATTGAATTTAAACAATTTATACAATGGATGACTTAATAAATTTTGTAGCAAATGCACAAATACCGGTACGTAATCGTAGCCGTAAGTGTCCCTATGTCGAGATCATAGATCCTGGACATGGTGGTATTATCGATGGAAAATACGTAACGGCTCCTGATAAGATGTGGAAGCATCCTGGATTTACCTTCTATGAGGGGGTATTCAACCGAGCTGTAGCCTGGAGGCATGCTCAGGATATGTTTGCTAACAATAGGAGCTACGAGATTGTAGTGTATAATAATCATGATATATCGAGACTTGAAAGAGTAGCCCGAGCTAAGGACATTCACAAGGAGGCCCTGAAAGCCGGATTCAAAACTTATTATCATTCTATACATGGTAATGCCTTTGGAGTACAGTCTGTGAAGGGGGTGGAGGTATATACATCACCCGGGACCACTAAATCGGATCCGGTGGCTACAGTTTATTATTACCAGTTAGCTAAGCTTGGATGGAATATGCGGCCATGTTTTCAAGATGGGGATCCGGATAAAGAGGCTAGATTTACAGTTTTAACTGAGACTCCAATGCCGGCCATTCTTTCCGAAACTGGGTTTTTCAGTAATCCGGAAGAGGCTAAGCTGATGAGCGAATTATTTACGGTTAACCAGATTGCCTTGCTTATGACCCAAGCGGATCAGCGGGTGCAACAATTAAATCTATTAGGATGAAAAACAATATTATATTAATACTGCTAGTGATAGCCCTTACCACGGCTTTGGTATTTACTCTTGGAGACAGGCGGAGTATTAACAAGGACTATAAGAACCTGGAAGGCCTGCTAAACGATACCATTGAACATTATGAAGTCAGAACTCTGGCCGATGGTCAGGTAATTAATGAGCAAGCTCAGGTAATTACCACTAAAGATAATGCTTTAACAGCTGGTCTGGTAAAGCAGGAAGAACTTAAGGCTAGAAATTTGCGCAAAGATGTAACTATAGTTCGGCTGCAAAACGAGATTGCTGCCGTTAATTTGGAAGCAAATTATATTGATACTGTGACGGTGTATGATACTGTCATTAATAATACCGGGTATATAAGTGTTCCCAGATCTTTTAATTACATTGATGAATGGTCCAGGATATTTGGTACGGTAAAAATTGACGGGGTAACAATTGATACACTCCGAGTCTTTAGTGAGCCAACTATATATATAGGTTATCAACGGCAGAGCTTTTTCAAACCGCTAAATGCCGTAGTAATTACGGAGAATAAGAACCCTTATCTCCGTACAACCGGAATGCAGAATGTAGTCATACAACAAAAGCCACCTATCTATAAACGACCATGGTGGCATAGAGGAGAAGGCTCGGCCGCAACAATAGGCGTACTGATATTACTGCGGAATTTGTTTAATTAATAATTAATTTATGAAAAAATGGACTGTTCTGATTGCCTTGCTTATGGTTTTTGTCGTTTGCGGGTCACCCGATCCCTACGATAAAATACAAGCCACCGAAGCAAAGTGGCAACAGCTATTCCCTCAGCGGATAAATTACGACTTTCAGACCCGAGAGGACCTGATAAGGTTGTACCAGCTATCGCCGAATAAGTATCTTTGGTTCCCGGATTCATTTCCTGCGGTGTACAAACAAAAGAATTTATACCATCATAAATATAATCAAATAAAAAAATGAATTGGTTAATACTTTCATATATATTAATGGTCATATCTATTTTTGGGTTGTTTTTAAACGCACGAAAAAATATTTTATGCTGGCCTATATGGTTAATTTCATCTGTTCTTTGGGTTGTTTATTTTATACATCTTCAAGAGCATGCAAGTATAATTATGTGGATTGTCTATACAGGATTTAACATATATGGATGGTTTGCCTGGAAAAAAGCAAAACAAAACTTATAACTGAGATAAGATGAACACAATAACTTTTCAGGAGTTAAATGATCGGATTACGTGGACATTATCACAAAAGATTGATCATTCGCTTTATGTTATTGATTCATTTTTTGCACAATATCCCAATTGTAGGGTTGCCTTTTCTGGTGGTGTGGACAGTACTGTAATGTTAGATTTAGTCAAAATGCTAAAAAAAGATGTTATCCCGGTATTTGGAAACACAACAAATGAACACTCTGAAATATTAAGATTTGTAAAAAGTGTTGACAATATAAATATTGTACACCCCGAAACAACTTTTATAAAGGTAATTGAAGAATACGGTTTTCCGATGATAAGCAAGCGGGTTAAATATGCTATTAAATGGGTCGTGCAAATTCATAAATAATAAAAGCCATGAGACACTTAAATTTCTATTGTGACGGATCCTGCTACAATCACCCTACATTTAATACCATGGGTATTGGGGTCTTTTGTCCCGAGCTGGATATTAGGATTAGTGAGTATGAGGGGTATGGTACCAATAATATAGCTGAGTATAAAGCTGTGATCATGGCTCTCCTGTATATAGCAAGGCTTATTATTGATTCAGATTTTAAAGTACGAACTAATCAACAATATAAGAATATTTATATTTATAGTGATAGTCAGATTGTAGTAAGGCAGTTAAATGGTAATTATCAAGTACATAATGAAAATTTACTTCAACAATTTTTACATGCTACAGGATTAATTACAGCATTACGTAAAACAATAAAAATTAATATTGAATGGACTCACAGATCCACACCAGAACAACAAATAGCAGATGAATTATCTAGAAAAGGAAACCCCCATTACGCGGAAGTTGAAGGGGGACCAACCGATAGCTTTTGAAAAGCTGAAAATATTTTTAAAGATGGCCGGTGGAGGCATGCATTTGCTTGAAGGGTATGCCGGTACCGGTAAAACTTTTCTCCTGGCAGAGATCATAGATTACCTGGAGCAGAATACTCAGCACCGGGCTTTAATTACTGCCCCTACACATAAAGCTGTGAAGGTATTACGTCACTTCGTTCCGGGAGTAGATGCAATGACTACTCATGCTGCTTTGGCTTTAACTGAATATATAGACGGTCACGGTAACCAGACATTCAAGCGCCAGGGTAATAAACCTGTACCTGCCATAGAATATCAGTTTGTGGTAGTTGATGAGGCTTCTATGTTGGCGGATGATTTGTTTATGGAACTGGTACCTTTTGTAGAGATGGGAATTAAGGTTCTGTTTGTTGGGGACCCTATGCAAATCCCACCAGTAAACCAGAAGGACAGCATGCCTATGAACAAGGATGTCCGGAAAGACTATAACATATCGGTAGTCAGTTTAAAGGAGATTATACGACAGGAAGAGGGCAATCCGATCATAGAGACTTCATTTAAGATTAGAAAAGCCATTTTAAGGCCCTCTCCCATCGTTATACGGGAAAATGGACTAACTCTTCAAGGAGAGGTGAGATTCGTCAGGAGAGCTGACGAAAGCCTGCTTATCGAAGAGATTTTGCCTTTGTATGCATCTGAGGAGTTTAGTAAGGATCCAGATACAATAAAAGTGATAGCCTGGACCAACAAAACTGTGAACCGGTTTAATGATATCATAAGAGCGCATTTATTTGGTGAGAATCTACCTAAAGTCATTGAGGGGGACAAATTAATAGCTGATGCCCCAGTCATGGAGGATAAACGGATCCTGATTCATACTAACGAAGAAATGGATGTGGTAGAAGTAAACATAAATGAAATGTCTTTAGGAAGTACCTGGATTATGAAATATTATCATTGTCGGGTTAGGTTGCAACGAACTTCAGGTATCTACAATGAAGTCATGATCAGAATTGTTCATGAAGAATCAGAAGATCTATATGATACTATTATAGGTAAACTGAGGGTCCTGGCTAAATCACACAAGCAAGGAGGCTATGAAGCTCGATCAGCCTGGATGGATTATTTCGGATTTATAGAGGAATGGCACAGGGTTAAATATAACTACGCTATTACAGCGCATAAATCGCAGGGCAGTACATATAAACAAGTGGTAGTATTAGAGTATGATATGGAGCACAACCGAAAGACCTTTGAGAAGAACCGTATATTGTACACAGCATGTACGCGACCTTCCCATTGCCTGATTGTTGTTTACAACCCGCTTACTTAGTAGGCGGGTTTTTTATATAACTATTATTTTCGGTTTTGAGTTTGAGGATTTCCTTTTTAAGGCCTTTGATAACAAGATCCACAATAGCCAGGGCCGTAACTACTGTCACAGATATACCCACACTCTCCAGCATTCCCACATCGTTATCCGGTGTATAGTATTTCATATACCCTATTTGTTTGGGTTTAGGAGCAGGATTTGGATTGGATAGGTAATCAGAAATTTGTTCCGGTGATTGTTGTTGAATTGTACGAGAATCATACAAAGGTTGTAGGACAGGGCGTATTCCGTTGTTAGGCATATCCTCCAGGATAACTTCAACGTAAGCAAGCTCTGCATTCATTACATGCTGAGCATACTTAGATAATACATCAATTCTGTATTCCATGTGCTTAATGAGCACGGAATTTTTGGCTATTTTTTCAACTATATCTTCTTTCATTCTGTAAAGATATGTAAATTAAATGGAAAATCCAATTTAGTTCTACAAAATATGACAAATAATCCCTATGATCTTAGATTAAAATTAGGGTATAGGATTTTAAACAATAGAAAACCCGGAGCAATTCATGCATAATACATGTTTTGTCCGGGTTTTCTAACTAGAAGAGTAGATCAAAAAGTCATTTTTAGTATCCAATACTTTACCCATTTTATCCGCAAGGTCTTCAAACATGTTTTGAAGATCCCGGGGAAATGTGAACAAGGTTACCTTATCCATATGATCCACAATCTTCAGCTCCTTGAAACGTACAGGTATTTTACCGTCCTTCCGGTTTGATAGTAGCCGGTTACGAATTCTTTTTACATTCCTAGCCTGGACATTATTCAGGATTAACTCCCCGTCCAGGTAGAACCGGTAACCTTCTTTAGGAAAATATACTGGCCGGCATAACAGGACTTCATACATTCTGGCAGGATCATTCTTGGTAATGGTTCCCGCTATTCTGAAGAGATGGTCATTCATTACGATATGATTTGCTGGGATCTTATCTGATGGGTATGGCCGGACATACGAAATATCGTATATTGTTTCCCTATTCTTATCAATCAGATAAATGGTGTTATCAATCCGATCCATGAGAACAGTAGTTCCATCAGGTTTGATAATAGCTTTCTCTTCCAGGATAGCATGCTGACTTAAATACTGAGTAACAGTATCTAGCATGGTAACTTCAGATAATTCCATCTTGTTCATGATTGCCTCCTTTTTAAACTCAGCTCAGAAAGACGCTGGCGTTGTTCTACGAAATGATCTGGGTTATTAGCCATCAAGACCTTGTATATCAGACCTGAATAGTCCAACCAGTTTATGACTTCCAAGGAAAATTCTTTCGTGGCTTCTTCCCTGATTTCATTCCATTCCTCTACTTCACCTACATTAACCATGCGTTCAGCTAAAGCTTGTTGTTCCAGGGTAAAGCAAGGATGGAAAAAAGGCTTTCCCCATACATCGTTTCCACTATTTACATAATACATCATATTTACCTCCTTTTTAATTAAGTTGAGCTTTCTTATGGGGGTTACCCATTGAAGACAATGAAATGCGTATAGCTGTTTCCTGGTTGTGTCCCCAAACAGCTTTAGTAAGAGCATCTGCAACATTAGAACATACGTCATAATTGTTGCTGTCGAAATATACATAGGTAGGATAATACCCGGTGGTCCCTTCCTCAGCTATTCCAAGCATAAACTGATGATTATCCATTTCGAATCCGGACCTAGGTAGTGCTACGGTAAAGGCCAGCTTCTTATCTTCTTTCCACTGATCCACGATTAGCAGCCATAGCCTGTCAAACAGACCAGGAACAGTTTTTGGAACAAAATGTCCCTTGAACTGTTCATCAATTAAATGAACTCTCTCTGTTGTTTCCATTAGCCGTAGATTAGTTTGTTAAATATTGCATATTGCATTATGCAATCTGCGTCACCAGCATCATGATTCTCGATTAAATATTCTATCGAGTTTCCGCTGTTCTCAGCATGCTGTTTGAGTCCGTTGATAAACTTATCAAGAGTAAGGAGATGAATGAACTGATCACTAACAGCACCTTCAGGTTCATGTAAAGCCAGAATACCTCCGTATCCTACAACATCAGATGCATATTCAATTTTATCCTCTGCATCCTTCGGGCTCTCATGTATGGTAGCTTTAGCACACCAATAATTGATGCCTCCTTCCAGAGCGCAGGCGATAATATCGTTTACGTCCCATGGATTGATTTGATAATTTACAGTAATATCAATTAATCTTCCTTTACTCCCGTATAAGAATCCGGGCTTTTGCCTGGCCTGCTTAGAATGGAATGGGTCTACCTTTTCAGATATGTTTCCGGTCCATCCTTTAGTCGTGGCAATAGTTCTCAGATCACCATCATTGGTAATATCTGTGTAGGTCCAACAGGATCCTGTGTGTTTATACAGGAGCCCATCGATCACTCGGTAAAGCTTGTCATCATGGCGGAACTCCCCAACCTTGAATCCGATAACTTTGTTACCATTTTTTTCATTCATAATTAACTACATTATTGAAAGTTAATACTAGGACTCTCTATGCACTTTGGAGCGCCGCCTGTTGAATTCTGCTAATCCTATACCAATCTCAGACGGTTCTTCAGTACTACTGAAGGGAGAATTGGGACCGAATCTACCAGATTTCTGTTGGGCGAGCTTCTGTGCATACTGCGAATTTTTCCCGCCTTCTGATTTGGATAAGCGAGCTTTTCTGCGCTTGTTTACGACCTTTCTTTTTGACATAAATACTTGAATTATTGAGAATTAATACTAGAAAATACTGTCTAAAATGTTTGCTTATATCGTTAAAAATACGTATCTTCGTATAGGTTCTTTGACATAATTATACCTTTATACCCTCTCCAGTATTTCTGTAGCCAGATCAAATATACGGTTATAGAAATATTGGGTAGGGACCTTTCTTCCAAATGATTTTTCCAGGGATAGTTCATTGCTATCTTCTGGTGAAATTACTCCCATTTCTTCACCATATTCGCTCTCTTTATAGATAGCCAAGTTGTAAATATTAAGAGCATACAATTTACTCTTTGATTCATTGATAAAATCAAGAGTATGGATATAGGTGACTATATCCTCTTCTACAATTCCAATTATCACATTCAGGATAACCTTCAGTCCTTGGTTATGAAGCTTGATCACGGCCGTACGTATCAGCTTCTCACTTGCCGGTTTATGCAGGGCTTTCAGGATCCTATCATTAAACGATTCTACTCCCATCTCTACTATCCTTACTCCCAGGTCCTGTAGCTCTTCTATGAATCCAGGCTTGTTAAGCTGGGCTGCTGTAGTCTGAATGATGAACCCTTCAAACTCCGGGTTGTTAGTCCGGACTATATCATACGCTTCCTTCAATATATTATAGTTGGGAGCCTGTCCAAAGGTAGAATCAGCAACATATACATACTGAAATCTCAGTGACGTAGAAATACGTGTTGCCTGGTATAATATTTCCTCCCTGGTCTTCTCCTGGATCCAGTGCTGAGTAGTACAGAACTTACACTTATGCTTGCACCCTGTAGATAGAGTGATACGCGGGATAGTGGTTGTATTCTCAAAATGTCTGTAGTTAAGCGCATATTTATAAGGTACACCCAGATACTCTGCCAAGGCTTCAGGATTATCGAAATATTTCAAGCCTGGTATTTGAATATATCCCCCAGTCAGGATCTTGGCTTTACCTGTGTATTCCCGGACAAACTTTTCGATAAATGATTTGTTCACATCCATTACAGAGAATAGGATATAGTCATAATGATTAATGTTTGTAATTGGCTCGCTATTTTCCAGGACCAGGAAATCAGTATTTATATAACCATCCAGAAAGCCATCGATTTCAGCTATCCATAATGGAATCTCCCAAAAATGCGTTCCCTTCTGGTAGCCTTTTTTAAGCCTGTAAATATCCTCATAATACCTGCTGGCCTTTGTGTCCTGGTAGGGACCATTGATCAGCTTTGAGCTTACTTGTATGTATAGTAACTTCTTCATTCAGTTTCATATAAATGTTCAGCTATCTCTGGATGTACTTTTTTGAAGTATACGGAAATGAAGTCAGGATTGATATGATTAATCCCTTCTGATTCTAACCGGCGGACAGCATTTTGAAATTGTCTATCTATGCGTATACAAACAGTTATTAAATCCTTGTCACTTTTGTTCAATTTATCAAGTACTTGGACTTTGATATGATGTGTGATTGCCTTGTGTAATTCTTGACTAATTTGAACATCATCTTCAATACAGGTTGAAGGCTTTTTACAAATCATATAGAATTCATCGTCTAGAAACATAATATTGATTTTAATATTAAATTTGTACCCCACCAGGATTCGAACCTGGTTAGTACCATACGGGGCTAGAAGCAAACACTTACATATGTGGATTTGTCTGTTAAGCTTACTATCATAAGTAAGTCATCCACTTCATCAGGAGCTATACAATCCAGCGTTATTAAATACCTACCAACAGGAGTAAAGATAGTAACAGATTCAAATGGATCAAGATAATCTGTGAATACAATGATATTTGTTGATGTCTCTTCTACAGTCACAATACCAGGACAGGCACCATTGGTAACCGTAATGTACGGCGGATGCATAATCTCACATGATGTGAGCAGAGCAATTGCAAGCAGCAAGAATAGAGTTTTCATAACGTAGCTTTTTCGTAAACAGTCTCACCATTGGAAAATGTAGCTACAACTCTCAAGGGTATGGAATAATCCTTGTAGATCTTCTCCAGCTTAGTAATAAGCTCTTCAGTGACCTGGTTAACCCAGTTAATGGCCCTGGTGGCCTGCTGGTTATTCAAACCTTCATAATTTAGATCATCCTGGTCCAGGCTGTATACCCAGTCGGATCCTCCTGTAGAGTATTGCAGAGCCCAATCCAGGTTGCAGCCAGCATAATATCCGCTACGTATGATAGCAGATACTCTAACTTCGATACAGATACCTCCCCAGTATCCATTGGTATTCAGACTCCCAAGGACATGTGAAGGAAAGGATCTCAGCTCATGCCGGTCATGTCCTCCATCCTGGTATTCATCCAGCTGAGAGAGCTCGGACTCCAGGTTGTCTTTCAGATCCTGGTAGTCATAATCGTTCTCCAGCTCACACGCGAACACGCGGCTAGCGTTAACATTATGAAAATTACTTGTACTCATAATTACCTCCTATTTTTGATTAAACATTTGTACCCTGCCTGGAGTCGAACCAGGCCAAATACTATATCAGGGTTAAGAAAATATTGACTGGTCCCCGGCCAGTGCTCTCTTCATTAAATTAGACTTAGGCAGAACTTGCGTCCGGATCAAGAATTTCACGGTGTCCTTCTTCAAGCAATATTCCTTATGTTTACCTGGTTGCACTTCATAAAACCGGATCTGGTTACCGGACCGGCGGATTTCCAGATGTAACCCGGTATATACACCTGCCCGGATCTGCTGCCCGGCTTGGTCTTTGAATTGTACTACAATTGCGCTCATACCTTACAGTTAATAAGAGTATCACTATCAATATGATAGATAAAATCCTGCTTCAAAGTTTCACCAAGGAAGATAGCGGAAGATTTGTCCGTATGTGATACTGAACATATATCCAGGTAAGTTTTACCCTCATGGATCCAGACTCCCAGGAAGAATCCACTTTGTAACCAGCACTTGTTGTCCTTGGCATACTCGGCAATAGCAATACTCAAGGTCTCCCAGTCGGTTGTATTCAGAACCCTATCATTTGCTATCCCTCCGATAACATAACCAGAGATGGGAGCCCGGCCAAGGTTATCTACAGTGCATCCTCCCGTATTCAGGGCTATTCTAGCGATCCGCTTGCTAAAAATTGATTTGAATTTGTTCTTCATGACTTCATAAATTAGATTAATACTGGTACTATCCCCATCCTTGCCCCCAAAGACATACAGCTATAACCGCAAAACATAAGACAGTGATTATTAGTACTTTGACTGCTATTTCAATCCTGGCTTCCCGCTTGCGTTCGGCCTCCGATTTTTCCCTGGTAACTGCCGGGGTTGGACGGAATGTGAAAACGTTACTGTGACTCATAACTTTAAAATATTAGTGAATACTAGAAATAAATTCGTGCCTGGTCCAGGATTTGAACCCGGACCGGATACCATTTCAGGCTAGTCAAGGATTGCGCTATACATTGACTGGTTGATCTTAAGCAATAAATACCTGGCCCGGTCAAATGTCTGGATCGCGCTGCCCCGCGATACGTTATACTTTGCTAGGATTGTTGGGTGGAATTCATTGTAGCTAAGATCTTGGACAAAATCAACTATTGATTTCTCCAATGGATTTGCATCAAGTGATTCACCTGTAAAGGGATTTCTGACCTGGCTAGTATCTCCGGACTTTTCAATGGCCTGGATCTGGCTGGCTAGGTACGCAGCGATAAATTTATCATCGGCTGCTGTGATCTTTTCACCGTTACAATACTTTTCCATAATTGTAAATTTAAAATTAATACTAAAACTTTGTACCCGGGTAAGGATTCGAACCTTACCTGTATACCATACGAGTTATCCAGTATAATTTGCGGCCCAATTATCAAAGGCTGATATTATATCCCGGATTTGATTTGCTTCATATGAATAGTCAGATAGGTCAATAAATTTATCCTCCAATTGTCTGACTTCCTTTTGTCCAAAATTTTCATATAATCCATGCTTACTGCATTTATCAATAAGTTTGGCCGTAGCTGCATTAATAGCCTTTTGTACTTTAATTAACTTTTCCATTGTATAAAGCATTAGTTAAAAGTCGCACCCTGTCCCGGTAACGATCCAGGACTAACACCAATGCAGGGTTATTTCAAAGGTTTGAACGTATCGGAGAACAGTATACAACCTCCATTGGCTTCAGCCTGTCCAATTAGATTAAAACCCAGCTGCTGCAATGTAATAACGGCCTGTCCCCAATAGTCATTATCTTCAATATTGACTATAATGTGCTGCCTAAATCTTAGCGAATTAATTGATATCCTGGATGGTTTGGTATCGGTAGGTCTAATAAACCGGATCTGAAATGCATGGTAATTTTTCATGGTTTTAAATATTAAGTAAATACTCAGAATTAATGGCATACTTTGCGGTGTGTATTCTTTTCGGAAATGGATATATATCCAGGAGCTCCTCCAATCTGTGAACCTCATGTATTATACTGGTTAATGTCTCAAATGTACAAATCTGTTTTTGATTAGTGTTAGAAGGGGCACTCATCGTTATTATTTTTAGTGAATACTGAAGTATTGGAACCGTAGATAACTTTAGAGTATACATACCTATCCAGGTTAGCTGAAGGCTTCACTACAATAGTATCTAACGTGTCCCTGAATTGAATCCAGGTTATGGCTTGCACTTCGTGTGCTCGCAGGCCTACTTTCTTACCAGCTATAACATAAGCGCTAGAAAGATCCCTGTAACGCTTCTCAGTCATCCATATCTCAGGTATCTCTTTAACTGCAAGATTAACCCTGAATGAATGCCGGTCAATAGTAACCGGGCCCTGCTTCTCAGGATGAAAGATATTGGTAAAGAATGCTGAAGTCTTATTAACTTCTTTATAACAACCTATCAACAGTCGAAGAATCTGTTTTTCTGATAGCTTGTTATCCAGGATCTTTAATGCTTTAAATTTATTCTTGTTGTAGGTAGTTACAACCATTTGCTGGAAGCTATATCCAGCCTTGTGACCTCTGATAAGGTTAATTGAATCAATGATATTCTGTATCCAATTTGTCCCTGGGCTAAGCGCCGCAATTACTCCACATACGGTATGTACGGGCAGGTTATGCTGATCGGCTATATAAATGGCTATTTCTTTAGCCCTGGTATACCAGGACAGACCCTCCAGACGCTGCTTCTCACTTGAATTGTGATACGCGGCCAGGATATTTGTAACCTGGGTGTTGATAGAAGGTAGGCTTTTTTTCATGGCTTTATAGATATTTATTCAATCCTGGTATACTTGAAAATTTCTCAGGGTATAATTTCATTTCACACCCACCACATCTATGTTTAATACCAATTACTGATCGAATTGTATTTCCACAATCTTTGCAAGTTGATTTGTAAACCTTTGTTTTCATGCTTTCAGTAGTTTAGTGGCATGTCTGGTAGCACTTTGTATACTAGTAAATTGCTTGTTTGTTCTGAAGTGTCTCCAGGATAGCTTTGTTCTTTTCACTACGTGAATAGGAACATTTTCATAAGACTCAATTGTAATTGAGCGGTTACCTTTGGTAATAATTGTTGTATTCATTTGATTGTAAGTTAGTTAAACATTGTGCCAGTAATGAGATTTGAACTCATGGCCATTATTATTTTTGGCTTCCAGTTAACTGGCAAAAAGAAGAGTAAGTAAGGACTCTTGCAATTGTCACGGAAAGGGCTGCCCATGCCTGTTACCAGTACCCTTAACCCCCCCTCTATTGCTAGATAAGGAAAGACGTTATATTATCCCTATCAATATAGAAAATCCTACGTCTTCCTTGGTCTCCGAACTTCAGATCCATCCGGTTAATTACTCCATATCGCCTTGAAATCCATCTCTCCGGGTAGGTTTGCGGTCATCCTTACTTACTTATCATGTCAATGTACTCATTTTCAGCGACTTACGAGCTTCTGTGCTGCTCTGCGCGTGTTTCAATGGTATAAAGGTAATAATACGTTACGACAATGCAAACTTGAGTATCAGTCAGTTACAGCGATAAACAGACCAGTTTATTCAACATTCTGCGCGTTTATTACACTATCATTCAATCAGTTACAGCGATCCGGCGTTGCCTGGTGTATGGTCCATAAATATTTTTAAAATAAATAACAGTGTTCACGTGTACGTGCGTGTGTATGTGCATTGTTCCTTCAAACCAGCGCTACCAGCAACCAGGCGCTACCAGCGGCCTGAGTGTGTATTTACAATACTAGCTATGTGACTACAATTGCACCCTGCGCCACGCGTGGAAAGAAATAAATAAATTGTGCACCATCAGCACCGGTGCCAGTCACCTACGCTGCCCTGTTCCCTTGGCGCTATAAAACCGTACACCCCTAGCCTATTGAATACCAGCGCATTACGAGCGAATGTCTTATATCTTATATTATGTTAAGTAGAGGCTAGTGCGCTGGTGCTCAATTACATAAGTAAAATAGGGGACCCTATTGCGCTTGGTTCAGATCCAGTTTAGTTTTCTGTCAAACCGACCAGGGGGGTACAGCGCTAAAGGGTCCCATACACACGGAATAACGGGTTTCTGAGGATGGGGTAGGGGTTAAGGGTCCCATTGGTATACATAAATAGAAAAATCGGAAATAGGGAGATATTTTTGTACTGCACTTGTAGTACAAATGTAATACAAATGTAGTACAATTACTTTTTAGGGAACTATAAACCCCAATTTTTAGGGTGTTTGGTTCCTAAAGGGGTATTAAATATAGTCTGACTATATATTTTACGTTATAAATAACCATTTTTCACAAAGAATAACCCTTTTTCACAAAATATGCGAAAAAGGCCGTCTCCACCGCCGGAAGGACCTTATTAGAGGCCCTGAAACCCAGTTATATGGACTTTTCTGGATATGTTATGCTAATTTAGATACATTCTAAAGTTAAATTCTTAGGTATTTTATAAAACATTTTGTACCTTGCACCAAATTTAAAGCTGGAAAATGAAAGCCACACATGTTGAAATCAAAAAATCCTGCCGGGAAACACACGGAAAGCTGGGTGCCTTCCTGGAAGCTATAAAATATCTGCAAAAGCAATATATGTTTTATTTACAGGCAAAACAGAACAAGGATAAAACTATCCGGATAGAAATTCATATCGATGAATGAAATATGGTAAACTTAAAGGAACTTGAGAAAAGGCTTGATGAAACCCTGGCTAAAGAAACCAAAAATAGCTTAAATAAGTGGCTAGACGAACAACGGTCCACCGAATATATAGAATAAGATGGGACTATTTATTTGTGCTAAATGTAATTGTATAGAAAATACTGCTCTTGGTTGGTATTGGAGTTCGGATGAAAGCAAAGAAATGATAATATTACCACCCGAATTAGAACAATATCATGGTAAGCCTCTTTGTTCAGAGTGTTTACCAAACGTTCCATTTGTAGATAGGAGTGGATTTACGGGAAAAGGTAAATGGCACAATAAATGGCCTAAAATAAATTATAATGAATGGAAAGATACTGATGAATCCAGGCATTATAAACGAGATGGTTACACGCTTAACTATATCGGATAATTGCCCTTAAATAGAATGGAAAAAATATACGTCAGATTTGGTGAAATTCCAACAGATGAACAAAGTGAAATATGGTGTGGTGATGTGAAAATTGGCAAAGAAAAAGGTGTTTCAGTATATGAAGCATTACAAGATGATAACGGAAAAATTAATATTCTAATGCCTAAACTTACATACAGCGCTTGTGTTTCATTGTCTGGATGTATAGAAAGAAAGTCTTATATAATTACAGGAGAATTAGTTGGAATGGGAAGTGATGCCGAACCATTGTTAAGAAACTGTAAATTATTAAAGGAAATAAATTTAATTCCCTTAAAACCATGAAAACAGCAGAAGTAAAAACATTAATTAATGAAATGCAAAAATTATGGGATAATCCATACTCTAAAATGTGTTTTGAAGATGCAGATGGTACACCCAGATACTCTGCCAAAGCAGTTGTGACATTGGTAAAAAAGACCTTTAAATCTTACGCAAATGGTTACGTTAAAGAAATCTTGCTTGAATTAATCAGCATCAGAGAATACATGAAAGAAAAGGATGCATTTCATGGGTACGGACAAATGAATGATTTAATTACTAAATTAGAAGAAATAAAATGAACACAAACGAAGAAATGAAAACCTTATCAGTCCTTCCCGTATGTGGGAGAAGGCATGTAGTTAAACGCATTGAACGAACTGGCGTATTAAAGTACAAAGTCAAGGGAACCAGTCGTATGTTCACTACGCTGATCCCTCAACCCAATTACCGGGGAACCGGTCTAGCTTTGTGCGGGATCCTATTAAGAGGCGAGACCTTGCAAGAATGGATAATCCGGACAAAAAACTAAAGCCATGGAACGCAGAAAATTCTTTAGATCACTTACAATCGCTACAGGAGCGGCCATAATAGTACCTGAAGTACTACGCGAATCTCCTGAAAAGGAATATGTGGACCTGGATACTTCTAAGTTGCAAAGTTTCTTTGATAAGTACTCTTATCACAAAAAGCCATAATGGAGTACACACCATATACAACTACTCAACCAAAGTTTTGTCATGGACAAACCGTTGAGTTTACTCACCATAATGGTAATTCAATGGTTGGAAAAATAACAGCCCTTGAAACCCATTATAACTATCAAACCGGAGTTGGCTATCATATTTACGAGATTCTTAGAGAAGGAAATGTCAGATCTTGGTGGATAGGCGAAAGAAAAATAATTACCGTTTTAAATTAAAATCAAAGTCATGAATCATAATTGGAGTAGATCAATAGAAACAACCATCCATCGTACACCAGTACACGTGTTAGTTTACCTAGACACAGATGAAGATGGCTATGAAGGAGTAAGGATCCGAACTATGTTGAATGAATATTTTTTGGAAACCTTTATTACCGTGGAAGAGCGTGATTATGCTTATATTCTTATTCCTACTTTTCCTGTACGAACAATAAAACGCATTCTCGAAATTGAAGCACTAAACCAAGGAGCATGGGACGCTAGAACATTACGTTAATTTAATACACACACAAAATGAAAAAGTTTAAACTGATCTCACTAGTAATCTCATTGATGTTGCTAATGAATTTGTCACTTGCCGGACAAAATTATCACATTGATAAAATTGTTACCGCTACCTGGAATGTGGAACTCTCTACCTGGAATGATTATCAGGAAGAAGATTTTACTGGTATAATTTCATTCAATGATGAAGGGTTTGAAGTAAAAACCCAAAATCAGACATTAACCTATATAATAGTAACGTCAGCCGGGAATGAAACCCTCAGCAATGATGATTGCCGACATTACTATTATGGGACAGATGCTGAAGGAAACAGGTATGTCTTTGAATTAAGTCATGCTATTGAAGGCAAATTTAACTATATGATCGTGGTTACACCTACGCTTGTTACAAAATACATTCTAGGTGATATTATTCGAACAGTAATCACATGATTAAATTTGTAGGTAAAACTGTGCTGGGTGTTATTTTAGTTTGTTTTCTAGCTACTCTAAGCGGGACGCTGCTATATTTCATCTGGCCAGTGGCTATAAGCGCCTTTCCAGGGCTAGTTGCAGCCGGATCTCTGGCAGCTAAACTTACCTGGTTTCAAGCAGTTTGCTTAACTTGGTTGTGCTTGATGCTCATAAAAGGCTCTGGCTCGATCAGCAAATAAATAAATTAATTATGTCAAAAAGAACAGACACTGAGCGCTTGGACGCTCTTGAAAAAATCTCCCGGGGACCGGATGCAGCTAGGCCTAGATACGGAATTGGATGGATTTTACGTATGTCCAATACTGGTCGTGGCTTAAGACTGCACGAAAGTAACAGTATAGAGGCTAATCCGAATATCCGGAAGGCTATCGATAGGTACCTGGATGCTGAATAATTATTATCGTCTTATTGTATATTAACTGCTAATACGAAGATAATAATTATCCATAATGAACAAATACGTTAAACTGAAGGAAAATATACAGCGCAAAGCCCTGGAGCGAAGGATGGTCATGACGGAACCAGTACTTCAGTGGCTTGCCTGGGTGTTTATACCTGAACTAATTGAGGAGTATAATAAGTGGCTTCTGGACCAAGGATATACAGACTCCGATATTGTGCATGAATTCGAGTTAAAAGATTTTTTGCAATGACATATGATCCTACCAACAAAGCAACAAGGAATCATTCAAACAACTTAAAAATAAACGCCCGTGAAAATACCATTAAAATATAGAACAAAGTTAGTAGGACAATATAATCCAGCAATATCATCTTGCCCGAATTATGAATGTGATTTTATAAAAGGTTTTGATAGCATGGATTGGTTTGTTGGTTTTACAGATGAATTTGTAGTATGTGAATGTCCAAAATGTTTTACAAAATGGTATTATCATCATAGAGGAGAAGCCCGTATTAGAACAATATTAAGATGTTTGAAATTCAAACCAACCAAACCATGAAAAAACTACAATTTTATCGTAAAAAACCAGGCATAATCCAGGCAATTCAGTGGACCGGCGAAAATTATCCTCAAGTAAAAGCATTCTGTCCAAATATCTATACCACCCAGAAGCAGTTAAAAGCTACAAATTACATGCTTTTTATACCTGATAAGTCTCATACTATTGAAGGTTGTATGTGTGCAAATCCAGGAGATTTCATTATCAGAGGAACAGAGGGTGAGTTTTCTCTTCACAAAGAGGCTGCTTTTACACAGACCTATGAACACATAAGTAAAGCTAAAGCATTATTTTTAAAAATATTTTATAAATTTAAAGTTATAATCTGATGAAAGTAAAAATTAAATTTAGGATTACCCGATGGAGATTCAGACTATTAGGTATATGGATTCGGATCTCTACATACAAATATTTAAAGTATGACCTGGAGGATCCGGATGATTGGCATGACTACAAACAAATGACTAAGGCTTCAAGTATATGTTCGGCCTTATATGAATTTGATCAGTGGCTTAAAGACCAGGTAAAGTATGCTAACGGTGATGGTTTAAGCAAACATCATGCATTAAAATACTGGACTCGCGTAGAAGCTCTCCAGGAAGCCAGGGACCAGATCCGTCAAGATTTGTATGACAAAGGCGTGATTATGGATGATATCTGTTGAGGAATTAAATGAGGGATTAAATGAGGGAATACCCATTATAATAGGTATCTTCGAAAAATATTTGCAATTTAAGTACAATATGGTATGTAATCACTACTATATTGTGTATTTTACGTTAATTTAATACATGTATTATGAACAAAGGTTATTTTAAAGTGCAGGCAGATAGAGGAATTGTTTCGATTCCTGAGCGTTTATTTTTTGCTTGTGCTAAGAAGATTAGTGAAGCGGCAGCCCAAATGCTATCTAGAGATGGTGGTAGTTGGATAAGCGTTGCCCCAGGAGGGGATGTACTTCCTACACTTATCAAAAAGAGAACGTCAGATAATATTCTGGGCCGGTTTCCGGATGGGTTTTATGTGGCTACATTAACTGATTTAGTAAATCGCGAAGATGAAGAGTGCTTAGATCTAATTAGACGAATTAATACCGTATTAAAAGAAGATATTTTTACCGATCTTCTTACTCCCCAGGAACCCAAAGCATCAGAAGAAGTAAAGGAAGAAGTAGATCCTGCAGAAGAAACTAATTCTGATTCGAAAGTTTAATGGAATAGTACTAAATTTGTGATGATAAATAAGGGGATCCGATTGGAGTCCCCTTATTATTTTGTCAGATATTTTTACTATATTTCTGACAGAATAGTAAAAATATCTGACAAAATATGTTTGTATTAACTGGTATTATACTGTTGGTCTACATGTTTGTAGTTGCACAGCGGGGAATAGTTGAAAAGCCGCGTCTATCTGCCTGACCAGATTAAGACATTCCGGATCTTCTAAAGTATGTAATTTTTGTAAAGCAAACCTAACAGCGTCAAATTCAGTTACAGCCAGATTAAGTTCTTGTGGAATTCTGTACTCATCAGCTAGAAGATCATTGACCTGTGTTAAGATTTTTTCTAGCTTTTTTCTAGCATCTACAAAGAACGCTTCTACCTCCCCATTCCATAGATTTGATTTCACACCTGATCCGTTCTTTGAGCAACTCTATTGTGGAGAATTACATCACCGTATACAACAATATTTCCTGCGACTACGAGATCGGCTGAATTACCCTCAAATGATTCCACTACAGCAATAAATAAGGCATCTTTAGCCTGCTGTTCCTGGGGTAGATCTTCATACGGAACCATACAAGGATGTTCCTTCTTCTTCGGATCTTTAACTTTACCATACACCCATCCAGTATCTTCTTTCTCTTTCAGCCAGCTTTCATGGAGCTCTTCCGAAGTACTTTCTGGATTATCCAGTCGAAACTGAACACCTTTAACGGCGCTCTCCTTCTGCCAATCTGAAGCATCTGCCCAAGGGAGTTGGGAATCATCTCCTATACTAAAGCAATACGCCCGGTTCACCTCATGACATGTCTTTGCAATTTGTTCTACATTCATAATAAAAATATTTAGTTAAAAATTAAATTAAGATTTCTACTATTTAAGATTTTCAGAATTTTCTAATTTAAAATCATTATTCAATATCAAGTCTTCCATTATTGTTGCAAGAGTATCTGTTAAAATTTCATTAGTATATAATTTGGTCTGACCTACCATAAAAAACATAACATGAACCAGCTCATGAAATAAGGTATGTAGCTGCCTATCTTCCGGTATATCTCTTCCATCAAAATAATTACATAGCTTGATTCTATTGTGATTTATATCTGCTTCTCCTAATACGCATTTACCATTACAATAATCATTATCAATTACTACATTGATAGTCTGGTTGAATAGTTTTATTTTTGTTGGTAGCATCTTACTTTTTCTTATGCGGCCCTACCGGTATAGTAGGATGTTTGGCGTTCCATATTCTAGCGGCTTTAGCTTTAGCGGCTTTCTCATTCATTCCCTCTCGAATGAAACGGTCTCTCATTTCTTCATATCCTTTAGGCATCTTATTTAATTTCAAAAGTTATGGAAATATCTTCTTTTAATAATGGACACTCATCATGAATCGTTTCATTCCAATACTGTTTAACCACTACTATTCCTTTAACAGCTTCACATTTCTCAAAAGTACGTAGTGGGCAATTATAACATCCATTAACCATTATCCTCATTAGGCTTCTGATTTTACAGGGTTTGTTTCTGATTCTGGACTATCCGGAATTTCTGGCATTACTTCTTCCGGAAGCTTTATATCTGTAATCCTTGGCGGTTTCTTACCTTTAATCCGAGCCATTTCCAAAATCATCCATCTCCAGGCCAGCATTGCATGATGATATACCTGTAAGTATTCATGTTCAATGAGCTTGGGTAAATCTTCTTTTATGTTAATACTTAGATCATTAACAAATACATCCAGTTCACTCTCCAGATTATTAACCTGTATTTCATAATCAAACTTTGTAAATTTATTTGGATTGATAACAGCAAGCTTGTTCATTGCAATTTCTCCGCTATCTAGCAATATGTCTTCAAAGATGTGATTTAAAGTAACATACACTACCTCCAGATTGTTAATAACATTATGTATGTACTGTGAATGTTTTCCCATGTCCAAATAGTCAATTTCTTTTTGGACTTCCTGCATAGTTTGACTATAATTGTGAGCATTTTGACACAGGGCTGTATACTCTGGTTGAGATAGAGTTTTAACAAATTCCTTATCTTTATACTGAGTATGGTATGACTCCAGCTTTTTCATAACAGTTTGGAGGGTCTTTTGGTGATGTAATATCGCTCCTTTGTTATAGTTAAGAGATTTAACCATATTGGTCACCTGGGCCATTGTATCCCGCATAATCTTTGCAATCTTCGAATCTTGTAGCATAGTTTCTGGTTTAAATGAGGGCAGAAGGGGGGATTCGAACCCCCGGGTAGTAATTACTACTCCAGATCCAGTAGGAAAAGCCAGAAACCTACTGGCTATTTTACTTCCGCCTACCATAATATCGTCCCCGCCGAAGCGGGGGCCTGACTATGCAGCTACCTTGTGGCTCCATACAGGACTTAATTGAACAACTTTGCCAGTTATTCCTCAGTGATTTCAATTCGTGTTGTACTCTGCATGCTGTCAAAACATTCAGCCCCGTAAGATACGATCTGGGGGTACGCCCAGGAGAAGCCTACCACGTATGGTAACCCGGCTCCCAGGACCCCAGATCGCGAGTTCTTACAAGAGGGGAGGAAAATTCTAGTCTAAGCACCTATCATTTACGCTCCTCAACGTATGATTTATGGTACTACTAGAATCATCCCTCAAGACCATTGCCGTAAAACACCCCTTGGTCGCAAAAGCGTCCGCAGGGCTTGCGGTTGGATTTTTTATCATAAGTAGTGGAGCTGCGGGGCTTCGAACCCCGGTCCAAACATGCTTTCCTTCACGAATATAACGAAATCAAAGAACGTATTTGTTAGAAATATATACTAAATATCTAACAAAAATAAAATTGGTCGCGTAGTTTATCTGTTCCCATCTTGTCTTATAAGAACGTCTTCTATGCAAGAGCAGACCGGCTATACTGATTACTCATACCCTAGCCTAATGATATGCACCTTTGATGCAATGAAAGGATTCGAACCTTTGACCTGAAGCACGTTCTATGCCGCGCGGCAACCGCTCTATCCAACTGAGCTACATTGCATACCTTGTAGCGGGGACAGGAGTCGAACCTGCAGTCGAAAGCTTATGAAGCTCTTGAGTTACCATTACTTCCACCCCGCAATAATACTGTTTTGAATCTGACTTCATTTAATTTTAATGAGAATACAAAGTACTGAAAAATAAATCATATTTCCAAATTTTGACCTAACTTTTTAATACAAATTTTATAATAAATTGATTACCTGGCAATTGGTGAATTAATATTTTTACGATCTTCTGTAGACATAGCCCCAAATCTGCTTCTTCCCATACCATGGCAATCATAACAGCGATATATAGAATACTTATTAACCGTGGTATAATAAAATTTGTTTTTTAACCATTTAATCTTTTCGCTACCGCATCGATGGCAACGTTCTTTCTTGGCATCCATATACAATGCCAGATTGGGATGGGATTTACTGTAAGGACGAAGTTTCATATATAATTCTTCAGTAATCTTTACATCATGTTCATTGTACCATATCATGGTATCTAGGGCTTCCTTATCTCCTTCCATACATCCTATCCATGTTTTCATACCACCAGCGTCTACTTTTCGTGGGATCCCAAACTGCCGGCATAGATAATCAAGCTTATTGGAAGAAAAAGCAAAATTGGATCTGGCTATTTTTAAAGTATCTACAGTCTGATATGGAGTAGGTGGAGCCATATCATGAAGAATGAATTTGGTATTCATTTTTAAAATGTCAAACTGATCAATATTATGTCCTATGAGAATATCAGCAGCATCTACAAATTTCCATAATGAATTCATGATTCGAGAATCATCTCCTTTTGTAGCTTCATTTGGCTTAAGTACGTCTGAGTATATTTCGGTTTCAAACAACCATTTACCTGCCCAGGATAACATATACCATTCATCCAAGATTTGCTCTGGATTAATTATCTGTTTCCATATACCCCAAATTGCTCCTTTAGTGGGAGCATTCTCCACATCAAATATAAAAATGTTAGGCGCTTTGCTTCCATCACTGGTAAGAATATTAAATTGGTTCTGTGTATATGTAGCTCCAGCATGGAGATTACGTATCATAAAGTGATACATTCTGGCTAAACGATCTGGAAGCTTGTAATTGTCTCTGAAATCTGCAGCGGTTACTTCCCGCTCATGGAGAGTTAAGTTGTAGAAGTCTTGTAATTTATTAAATGTACTCTGATCAAAATCATGTCTACCTACACCACTCATAATTGACTTTTTAAATTTGGATTGACTTTTAAATTTGAAACAAAGATAATCAATAATAATGACTTTACCAAATATTTATATTTTAAAGGATATAATAACCCCCTATTAAGGGGGGTTATATACTTAAATACATATGGAAATAAACTGAAAATGTAACAGCTTGGTTAATAGGGCCATATGATCAAGGGATCAATAAGGGCTGGAACTTGGCAATTATGCTGTACTACATTTGTACTACACGTGTACTACATTTGTCATACGTTTGTACTACATTTGTACTACAAAAATTTGGAAGTACCAATTATAATACTTATCTTGCAACCATGGAAAAGTATAAGCAGTGTATCATACAGGTGCGAGTAACCCAGGAATTTAAGGATGAAATAGACAAGGCCACTGAGGAACTTGAGATCTCTACTTCAAAGTTACTTCGATCCACTTTGAGGCTTGCGATAGCTAATTTCAAACGTAAAAAGGGTTTGGTGGATAATGATATATCTGGTGCAGACTTATCTATTGATGATTATAATTTAATACAAGAGACAATTTCTGATAGTCCTATATCTGCATCCATACTTAATCAAAACATAGAAAAGGAAAATGATCTTCGCCAGAAGGACTGGAATGTATTGGATCATGGTCAACGAAGAGAAATTATTATAGAATTTCGTAAACGGAAGAGAGGAGATGAATATAATGAAAATCTTGAACCTTATTTTAAATTTGTAGAAAATGCCGGAGTCTAATGTGATTAATTCTTTGGATCTTGATAGTCTGGTTGCATCCAGGGATCTTCTTCAGGATCTTAATAATATTGTGGATTATGTTGTTGGAAATCAAGCCCCGGAAGAGGTATCTGCTGCTGAAATAGGCACTCTTCCGGAGCTTTTTTCTTATTTACAAGATAATCCTGAAAATTTAAAACGGCTAGAAGAGGCTGTACTTCAGATGGATAGATTGATAGGAAAGATAGAAGGTATGAAAGACCATTTAACCAGTTGGAAAAAGATGGTTGAATATTTGAAAAGCAAATAATAAAATAGTATCTTTGTCAAATATGAATAACAGGACTGATAGATATATGATATGGTGGGACCAGGAAGCTTTTCACATCCAACCAGGCCCTATAGCTTCACCACCTGTAGTAGATGCTCTATCTTTAGTGGTAATGGAAGGGGGAGAACTTTCTTCAGGTACCTATTATTATGCAGTGACTTCCATCGGAGATAACGGAGAAAGTAGTGCATATAATATATTGAAGGTACGAGCACCTTATAATGAAGGCAATACAATTTCGATCAGCTGGTTTGCAGTTGATCATATAATAGAATATAGAATTTACAGAGGTTTCACTGAGCATTCTTTTGAGGGATTTATTTCGTTTATCGGAAAAGGCTATCCAATGCTATCTTACCAGGATTCAGGTCTGGGAGAATTAAATGCAGTTCGCCATAACCCTCCCGACTTCACTCCACTTGCCTCTCCAGTGTATTCGATCAACAGAAATCAGATCGTAAGGGTAGATGGATCGTTCACCAAAATTGATAGTGTGATATGTCCCAGGTTATTTGTAGCCAGGAAAGATCATATAATAAATATTGATTTGTGGAATGTAATGAATCAGCCCACATGGAAGCCATCTACTAAAGTCGGCGTAAATAAAGCCGTATCTGACTTAGAAAAGTGGATTAAGGATGGCAGAACAAACCAAATCAAAGAAAAGGTATCTTGAATATTTATATGAACAGTACAAAAAAGGTTTACTAGATAAATCAAAAATTGAGCTGCTTCGTTCAGAAGGCTATATCCGGGAAGGGGTGTTGGAAAAAGAGGAGACAGGTCTCCGGTACCAGCGTGAAGTTACCACCGGAGATGACTGGTTACAACTTATAGATCCATTTCATCGGGCTACTCGATATACCAAGCTAAGAGATAACATTAATCGTGAAGATTGGGCTCCGCAAGAAATATTAAGCCATACTGCGGAGTTTGTCAATTGGATTAATTCAATGGTGTATGGGTTTTTTCATAATAAAGCCTACTACAAAAAATTTGAATATTACAAAGCTCAGGCCTGGAAATGGCTTCAGGATGACGATACTATTACTTCATATCATACAGATGATGGTAAAAGAATTTTTATGCAGCGGGAGTATGACCGGTGCGCGGAGAATACTTTTTATTTTGCGGATAAGTATGGAGAATTAAAAGAGGGAGATATTGCTTCTGGTTATGTAAAGTATGCTGCCCGGGAACACCAGGCTGTTATTTTTTATCTGTTTGATTGCGGTTATAATGTAATAGGAGGTAAGGGCCGGCAGATTGGTTTTACTTCCGCGATGGGTATATGTGCATTAAAGAAAATGCTATACCAGTCCAACTACTATATAAAGTTCATTACAGAGGATAAGGAGACTGGTGAAGAAATTTTCAATGACAAGATCAAATATCCTTTTGGAGCTCTTCCCAAGTGGATGCAGCCCCGGGTAAAAAGCGACAGTGGGACCAGGTTCTGGTTATCTGATAAAAGAAAAAAAGGAGAGAAGGGTTATCCTAATTCCCGGATTGATGTAATTGCTCCAAAGAAAACGGCTATTAATGGTGGATCCCCTCAGCTGGTTTTGATCGATGAAATTGGAAACATTTTCATTTTGGGGGCCATGTTAAATGAAGGCCGGCCTACCATGTTCTGGAATAATCCTATTACTGGAAAGTTTGAATTAAAGCGTCAGGTATGGATGTGGGGTACCGGCGGAGAGATGGACAAAGGTAAAGGGGCTTATGAGAAAGAATGGTACAGGATCCTGGGATTGTGGGAAGCTGGAAAATATGTAAGTGGATTTGTTCCTTTATTTTTCAGCTGGCATTCCAGGTTTAGTACAGAAGAGTACGAGATAGAGAAGTTATGGTATTATGGAGCTCGGGCCATGGAGAAGGATATAGATCTAGAGACTTCTAAGACTCAGTTCCACCAACATTATCCATCTACTTACAAAGATATGTTCCGGACTACGGCCAGTACTTTGGTTGCCAGGGACATTATAGACAAAGGGTTAGATCGATGTAGGACCATGGATGTAACCCTTCGACCAGTATACGGTTATTATGAACCGATATATGATACAAGTGATCCAATGCCTCCGGAGAGTGATACACCATATCGTATTATTGGATCAGATTTTGTTGTTATAGATGATGAGGATAATTTAAAGAAGGCTACAGCTATTATGTTCCAGCGTCCAGAGAGGGGCTGGAAATACAGATATTGGCAAGGCACAGATCCAATAGCAACTGAGACCGGCCATTCCAAACTAGCCAGTACAATCTGGGATGAATATTTTAAAACGGTATCTTGCGTTATTAATTATAGAAAACAGCACGATCATAAAAAAGCCTTTTTGCAGTGTATGCTTATGGGTCTTTATTATGATACTGATAATGTAAAAGATGGTGTAAAGGAGTTGGTAGAAGCAAATATTGGTACTAACTACATAGATTATAAGCAGAGTAAAGGTTATTTTAATTCGTTGATATTTAATTCTCAACTTCCTATTAAAGTTTCTGGTGGGGTTCGGGAAGTTGGTATTGATAATCATGCCGGACCTAGGGCAGACGGAATCATAGAATATATGACGGAAGTAATTCGTAATTATCATTCTCGGATTTATATTCAGGTAGTATTTGATCAATTAACTACTTTTGTTCAAACGGTATCTCCAAACGGTAAGGAAATATGGGGACCCATGAATAAGTTGATGCATTATGATGATGTTCTATATTCGTTGTCCTTTGCATATATTTGTCGGCAGTGTTATAGTTATGTATATCCGGTTCAGGAAATAGTTAAGGCTAGTCGGTACGTAACGCGATACCCTCTTACACGAGTAAACGGTAGTATGATTAGACTTCCTAAACGAGTGCCAGTAGTTGAACATGAATATCATGAAATACCAAACATAGGATGAGATACAAAATTTTTGACCCTACTATATGTAAGCCGGAAGACTACAGAACAAAATATCCGGAGCTTGCAGATGTAGAGGAATTTGGAGAACTTAGTGCACGTACTTTAATTTTTGTGTGGTGGTATGCTAATCAAAGTTCTGACTTGGTGATAGGAATAGCAGATCGGAAGAAAAGGGTAGCAGAGGCTTTAACTAGGTCAGGATGGAAGCCAAGCCGTACAGAGAATGATAAGATTTTAAATCTTCAATTTGATGATAGATTGGCTGTAGCTATTGAGCGGATGGGACAATTTGATCCTGGGATTAGGTTTCGAAGCTGGCGCATGCTTAATAATATTATGCAGCAGTATGAGGAATTAATAACACAAGGTTCAGCAGCTTTTACAAAAAAGGAGAAAGTTGGTTCTGGGGAGACTGCAGTTGAAGTGGAGGTAACGGATCATAATCAATATGTAACTACTTCTGCAAAGATAGCTCAAACTATTCCGTTGCTTCTGGAGAAGCTGGAAACTGGTTTTGGTATAAGTATATCCCAAGACGACCAGGAGGAGGCTGTAGGCGGGGCAATGCACGATTGGCATATGAACCGTTCTGATGATAACTAAATATATTTAACTATGCTTTTTTTAATTTCTTCCAAACAAAATAAACCTAACCGGTTGGAGTTCTCAGAATTTCAGAAGGGTGAGGAATATCATGTTGATTATGCCAGATGGGTTGTAGGTCAAGGGCTAAACCGAATGCAGCAGGATTATCTTAATAACTATGCAGTAAATCGTAACTTTTACAAGAATAAGCAATGGTTCCTGCCTGAAGATCTTGAAGCCTTTTTCATGGATGAGAGTGGTCAGGATAGGAATCGGATCCGGGTTACCAGGAATTTTGTACAGCCTATGGTTGAGCAGTATCGTGGTAATGCCGAGCGTATGCGGTTTGACATGAAAGTATATAATATGTCTCCCATGGCTAAAAGCAGGAGAGATAGATCACTAGGACAACTACTTGCTTATAGTGCTATCGCTAACCAGGATGATAACTTTGCTGCCTATTTGAGAAAAAACAATATTCCTATAGGGAGCGATACTTTTGAGACAGAGCAGAGATTTAATGCTTTATATGTAGATAAGCATGTCATTGCTTTGAATCGTTTTTTAAGGATTGTGGCTGAATCAAACAAGCTTGATGATTACAAAGGATCCCTGGCCCGGGACGTAGCTTTGGCAGGTATAGGTATAATGAAACCTTACCCATATGCTGGGGACTGGAAATTTAAGAGGGTACCGGCAGATAAGTTTGGTTGGGATCGTGCAGCTTTGAATCCGGACTTATCAGATGCAGGATACTTTTTTGAGTTTGATTATATGACTCCATCTACTGTGTATGAAATGTACCAGAATATATCTGATACATTACGTGATGCCATAGAGAATTATGTGAGCGATAATACAGCTACTGCAAATGTTACTGGAGAGCGTTACGATGTAAGCGGTAGACTTCCGGTTTATACTGCCGTGTGGCGAGATGTAACTGTGGATGAGTTTGGTTATGTAAGGGATGAGTTTGGTCAGCGTGTGTTGAAGAGAATTAATTATATTGAGCCAGGAGAAACGAAGCCGGCCTATACAAAGCAGGATGTTATCACGGTGGACAAATTGACTCCATATCAAAAAAGAGTTCTCAGAGGTGAGAGCACTCATAATTTATATGTAGATATGTGGAGGCATTGCATATTTATTCCTACTGAGATATTATCTGGGCGCTATAGTCCAACGCAGGTGAGAGATGGAGTATTAGAATTTGGTATGCTTCCATATCAGGAGCCGGATCTTTATAAACCTACAAACATGCTTCCTCCATATAAATGTGGTACCTGGTCTTATGTAGACGGAGAAACATTATCGCCGGTGGATGTGGTAATTAGTCCTCAACGTTTAATTAATCGGTTTTTATCTGTAATGGAGAATCAATTGAATAATGCTGGTGGCACTGGTGTGGTCTACGACAAGGATCTTCTGGGGCAGACTAAGGAGGATGACTTTATTGCAAAAACTAACAGAAGTGAACCAATAGGAATTCATGCTAAAGGTCGTGGTGTTCAAAATGCGATAGGAAAATATGATGCTTCGATAAAAGAGTCTTCAGTTGCGTTTGCTCAGTTGATTGAGAATTTCAGGATGGGTATTGAACAGGTAACTGGGGTAAATGAGGGTTTGAAAGGATCTACTAGTAATCCAGATCAACTTGTGGGGGTTATGCAGCTTATGATTCAAAGGGGTTCTATTATGCAAGAACCTTTTTATAAGGCATTAACGGATATTTATAAAGGGTGTTATCAGAGTATAGCTACTTCTGGTAAACGGTATTACATAGATAACGAAATCGAACTTATAGATGCGGTTGGTATAGAATCTGCCCAGATTCTTAAGTTGACTAAAGATGTTAGAAATGAACAGATGCGTGTAGTAGTAATGCCTAGCCCAGATCCTCAAGCTGAACGTTTAATGGTAGATCAGCAGATACTTGTCTGGATACAGTATGGTATGTTAGATCAACCAACTGCGGCCGGGTTACTTGGTAGGGCTTCTTCTGAGGAGGCTTACGTGGCCTTGAGGGAGTTTTCAATTAAGTTGGAACAGCAGAGAAGGATAGCCCAGCAACAACAGGATGTGATGACGCAACAGAGAACCAATGTTCAGGATCAGGCCGGACAGGTAATTTACAATGAAAAAATTCGTGATGATGCTCGGGAAGATACTAACAAGCAAAGGGATCGTGAATCCAAGGAAAGGATCTCGGTTAACAAAAATGGTAGACAATGAAAATAAGTATCTAATTTTTTGATTTTCAGGAAATTTATACTTACTTTTGTACATACTACGAAAGTCTTCAGTACTTTCATCTAGGAATTTAGTTCTTTAATTTAATCCATATAAAATGGCAGAAGAAACAACCGGTAGCGTAAGTGCTACTGGAGAAGAAATGTTAGGCGGAGCCGCAGGAATTGTACCCCAGGATAAAATAGATGCAATAAAAGAAAAAGCAAAAGGAGGACAACCAGGAGCGGCAGTAATTACGCCAGTGCAGACAGAGGCAGAGAAAGCCACTGCTGCGGCAGAAGCAGCAAAGGGAGCAGTAGCTCCTGCAGTAACCCAGCCGGCTAAGCCGATTGTGGTTGAGACTCCACTAGGGAGGCAAGTATTTGGAGCTCCAGGAGGAGAAGTTAAACTAACTAGTTTTGCTGATGTGCAAGCATATGCAAAGGACACGTTTAACTTTGAGATAAAAGATGTGAATGATTTTCAGGTTTTTTTTAAGACTTTAAATGAAACCCAGGCCAAAGCAGCTGAGGCCGACAAATACAGAATAGCTGCAACAAACTTTGAAACTACTTTGAAGAATCTTCCCGAAGATGTAGGGATGCTTTTCAATGCGGCTGTGATGGGGACTGATTATAAGGACCTGTTACAACAGTTAGCGGAAGGGCAAAAGTACAACTACGAGAAGGCTTTTGATGCCTATCCTGAATTGGATATGGTTAATGCGTTCTCTGGAAAACAGTTTACGAAGGTGGAGTATGATGCACTTGAACCCGATCAGCGTAGTATTTACAAGGATCTTTCTAAGGTAAAGTACGAAACCGCAAGACAGACGTTCACCAGGACACAACAGGAAACCCAAAGGGCTACTGAGGCTCAGACCAAATCTTGGACCGACTCAGTAGAATCTTCTATCGCCCAATTGAGGACAGCTTATCCTAATATGGATAACAACCAAACAGAGCGGGTTAGACAGATTATGACTCAGGGACTGAGGGACAGCTTGTATAATGCGGATGGTACTTACAGACAAGATGCTGCAGTAAAAATTGCGATGCAGGAGTTTGGAGTACAAACCATACAAACCCAAGCGAAAACTATCGGAGAACTCGTTGAACAATATCGAAATCAGGGGGAATCTCAGGCAACTGAACAGATTCTTCAACGGAGCGATAAACCAGAAGCTGGTCAAGGCGGTACTGCTCAGGATCGAAAGAACCTGATAAGTGAAGTCGTGAAAAAACAAACTAGCTTCTTAAATGCGAGATAAGTGATTGACTGAATTTTACACTAGAAGAATGGCAGATCCGTTTAATAAACGGAGGTCGTATATACCGACCCCTAGTATGGTGCAACCAACTCTTCCCCCGGATTTTCCTGCGGAAGAGTTGCAACCTGTAGGATCGGAATATACCAGGGAGATGGAGAAGGATTCTGAAACGTCATTAATTAAGCGTTGTATAAAATAGTTTTTTAAAATTTAATACCATATTAAAATGGCTGATCAATTTGATGCGGCGAATAGTTATATCGCTGTACCGAGTCCAGTAGACCCTACTGCTGTACAAGCGCCGGCACCTTGGGACCTTCAACCAATAGGTTCTGAATACGGCACCGAATTTACTACTAGTGAAACTCTGTTGATTCAGAGAGAAGTTGTTCGTGAAATTTTTGACGCGGTTCCTAAGAAATATAAAACCTTACGCTTGCTCTTTGACAAGCCGGTTGAGTACGTTGGAAACGATGTATTTACTTACCTGGAAAAAACCTTTGGTAGAACTGCCCTTCGGGTAGATACTGGTGGGGGAGATACTTCTGGCGATACCTTAACTCTGACTCTTACATCAGGAGGTGCTGCTAATATTACAATTAATAAAATTGTTGCCCTTACAGACAATACTAAGGCTGTAGTTACGTCTGTTAATACTAGCACAGACGTAATTGTTCTTACAAAAATGGATCTTGCTGCCGCTTTACCTACTGTGGCTGATGGTGAGTATATTTCAATTGTTAGTTCTGTGATTGCAGACGGTCAGAATTTCTTGACCCACTATGATCGCATGTCGAAGGTTGAAAGGTATAATTACATTCAGCTCATGCATAGAGATAAGCGTTGGACTCGTAAAGAGATCCAGAAGTTTAAGAATATGGGTACAACTAATTATTTTGAGCTAGATAAGAAAGAGCAAATGGATCTCCTGCTTCAGGATATGTTTGCTTCCTTTTGGAATGGTGAGCGTGGAAGAGTTGATGTAACCGTTCCTGGAGCTGCAACCGTTTATAAGGCATCTACTATGGGTGGGATTTTTCCGCTGATGATAGCTGCTGGTGTAGCAAACTCTACTGGTGTAACAAAGGCAACCTTGCAGGATACCTTTGAAACCCTAGCTTTCCAAACCGACTATAAAGGTGAGGGTGGAGTAAGATTTATTTTTGCTCAGAATGCATTGCTGTATGAACTGTCTAAGGCTTGGAAAGAAGCTGGTACCAGGTACCGTCCTGATGACAGAATTGGTGATCTGAACTTGTATGAATACAAGATTGGAGACATGAGGTTTGTACCCGTTGCAACTGAACTGTTCAAGGAGTTATCCTTATTCCCAGCTGAGTGGAAGCATCGTATGCTTATTATAGATACCGACACGTTGAAGCCGGTATGTATGAAAGGATATCAACCTATTGAAATGGGCCAAACTGCTCCTAAAGGGCAAATGGGTTCTATTCAAGACTATACCGAATGGTGGATTCAAGGTATGTTGAGTCTTATGTTCAACAATCCTTTAAGTTCCTTCTATATTGATACCACAGGAATTGTGGCTTAATCTGATTACAAAGAGTCGGTTTCGGCCGGCTCTTTTTATATATTTTATTTAGTTCTTTAATTTAATTTATGACTATGGCAGAAGATGCAAAACAAGGTGGTGTTAAAGGTACTCCTAGTGCTAAGACTCCATCGAAGAAGGAGATAGATCTTCAGAAAAAAGTAGCTGAGCTGGAAAAACAACAAAAGCAATTAATGCAAGAAAAGACTCAGTTTGAAGAGAGATCCATAAAGGCCGAACAAGAGTTAGCCGGAAAAGAAGTTGCCAAGGTAGAAGAAGGAAAGATACAACCGTCTACACTCGATCCCGAAGTAGCGACTGTTATCAAAAATCTTCAATCACAGGTACAAGATTTAAACAGGCAGGTATCATTTACGCTTGGTGCTATGGAGCCCGGTAAAAGACCCCTGTATCGACCCGTAACGCCAGAAGACTGGCAGGAAGAATCGGTAATATTTACAGCTCGGAGCGTATTATATATTGTGGCATCCTATAAGGATTCAAAAGGTATTGAAATAATACCCCCACATGGCGTAATTGTGTTCCAGTATGCTGCAAGCGATATTCGCAAGACTGGTAGGGAAGAGGAAGTATTGAATTATTGTCAGTATGTTACCAATCTCAAGACAGACATTGAATTTCTGAGGAATCACCCTCATTATGGTATTGCCTTTTCGGAGAATACCAATGTTATGATGGCTGAAGATGTACGTGAGACCCAATTTAAGGTTCGTGCAGCCTCTACGGTAAATGCTATGTCTCCGCAGGCTTTGTATGAAAAATGTAGGAATTATGAAATACCTTATCATGGGTTAAAACTTCCAGAGATTAAGATACTGGTAATTCACAAAATGTCTGAAGAGTTTGTAGCAAGCGCAAAAAAAATTGAAGGGGACAGACAAAAACGAATAGCTGTAGGCATGCATCATTTGGAAAATAAAAAATAATTAAATGGCGATAACCGCTTCTACTGTATTCACGGCAGTTCAAAGTCTTTTGGATGATGATGGATCCGGGAGGTATACGGAAACATATGACCTGGTACCGGCAATTAACCTTGCCATACAGTACCTGGTTACTGTTTTTACTGCTGCATTTGATAGTAAACGATTGCAGCAGGAACAGTTAGGGGAGTTGCTTAAGGTTCTTGTATTTACTCCTACGTTTGTAGGAACGGCTCCAAACTATACTGCGGCTAGGGTTAATCTTACTGATCATGGTACATACACTAGGGATAACATCTGGACCATTTTTGGTATAGAGCCTAATACAGAACATGCGACTGGTACTCCACAAGATTACGTAGGCGGAACAGGGAAGTGGGCTACCAAAATAACCCTATTGGAATGGAATGATTCAATCGATGATCCATTTGCTCCAGGAACACTTATATCTATTCCATCAGAATTTCAGAAGTTTAGTTATATAGGTCCTGTTGTTCTTGATGGGGATGCGGATGATTATATTCTAATACGACCTGGAGGAGCTTTTAATACTACAAACCCAAAAGTGGCAGTATGGGTTCTTATGAATCCTACAGCTATTACATCTGGGACTAGTGTGGTCGAATTTCCTATGTCTTTGGAAAATCTATTGATTCAGAAAACGCTTCAATATATAAGCATGCAGCATGGGGCTCAGGCTCCTTTAGGGGCTGTAACAGAAAAAGAGATTGCAACTTTAATTAATTTAATGAACGGATAATTATGGCAGTTACCGGCGGTGCTACACTTAGAATGATTGTTTATGATCTGTTGAGAGATCTTAAACAGGTTTATGCAGAGGCAACCATTACTCCTTATCAGGCTGCCTATTGGGTGTTGGTGCATGCTGACCGGTTAAAGAAGCTGCATATTGAAAAAAGAGATTCCGGTGCTTTTGTAACGGTATATGATGTGGATGTTGCTGTGGATCCGGATAATGGCCGGAATTATTTTGTGCTTCCTATAAATATATATGATATTCATTTGGACCGTGGTATTGCATATATTTCATATCCTCCGGGAATTGATTTGGATTTGCCAGCGTTTGCTGGGACCGTATTTACTCGGACCAACGTTGAAAAAATCAGACGTTTATATTATAGGGAAGATGAGCGACCATCTCCGGCTAATCCGTATTTTTATAGGATCCAAGATAGGATCTACCTTCTTGGGGTGGAACAGATTGATCTGCTTACAGCGGAGGTGGGGTTGAACGCTACATTTGATCCGGCTTCGACTTCATTAACTTTGGATCAAACGCTGGATTTTCCGCAGGATCTGATTCCTACCTTGAAAAGGCAGATCCTTGATATGGGTCGTTTTGTTATGATGGTCCCCCGGGATATGTCAAACGATGGAGCTTCAATAAAAAGCCCGGGAATGCCGGCAGATAAGATAGTGAGTGTACAGGAACATGCAATGTTTAATAATCCTGATAATATATAATTATGGATATAAACCCGAATAACTTTTTAACTATTCAAGAGGTACTGGCAGATGTTCTGGTAAATATGAACGATGAAGATCAGCGTTTGCTTACTCCAGGGTTTTATCGGATCCAGGTTAAATATGCTTTGGATGAACTGGGGTTTGATACTATGTTCTATGAGGTGGTTGAGGATGAGGAATTATCGGATGATCTTATACACAAGATGCCGATAGGGTGTTATAATCTGAATGATATTAAAATTTATACAGGTACTCCGGATAATGTGGGGTATGTCACAAACGTATATTGGCGTAGGAATGCTAAGACTAGGGGTAAAAATACCGGTGTAACAGCTAACATTAACCTTGGTAATGCTACAGATCCATTCATAAACGCACCATTTTGGACTTCCGGAGCCGCTTACTGGTTCACAGTTCAGAATGGTTTAATTTATTTATCAGATGGATGTGAGAATCATGACTACGTAAGATTTACATACAATGGTATTCCGTCCAAGAGGATAGACGATGTTAAGATGATCCCTCCGGAAACTCGTAAAGGTATTGTGTTGTGGACTACGGAAAAATGTGCTGGAGGATTGAAATCCAGGGATCCTAAATATAGGGGTATCCAGGTGGACGCAGCTGCACAATTGGATGAATATGGTTACAACGGTGCCTGGCATGAGGCCAAGATGAGACTTAGGGAATTGGATAAGAAGAAATTACATGATATACTGGAATATAACGCAAAAATGAAATTCTGATGAAAGAGTTTATTTTACGTCCATCAAAATATGGATCTAATAAAATTACAGATTTGGATATATTACATCCAATAAATGCACATACTATTAGGATGCTTTCTGATACTACATTTACTTCTTTGTTGGATGATGGAATCCCTGCTGGTACAAATCCTTTAACTTGGCATGGTATAGCGGGGTCTCAACCTACCGGAGAATTTATATATGCTAGAGGTAAATTTACTGGTGTTGAAATATCAGCTGGAGTTATAGTTTGTGATGATAGGGTTTTTTTTGGTGGGACTTCTTCTACTTCTACTTCTACTGTTTATTATGTTAGTACAACTGGTGATGATGCTAATGATGGTTTATCTGATGTAACTCCTTGGCAATCTATTCAGTATGCTGAACTTAATGCTCCTCCTGGGGCTACAATTGCTTTAGAAAGAGGTAATACTTGGGTTGAAACAATTGCTTTAGGTATAACACATGGTGGTACGGAAGGTAATCATACTATATGGGATGGTGATTATTGGGGTGCTGGTGCACAAGCTATTATACAAGCAAGTGCAAATAGAGCTACTCCAAATGCTTCAATAGTAAACATAATTAATTGTCATTATGTAACATTTCAAAATATTACAGTTGATGGTAATAATAAACAAACTTGGGGTATTGTTGTAGGTGGTGATATTACAGCTTATTTTTCTCCTGGGAATGTACAAAATGATGAACGTCATATTATAGTTCAAGACTGTGAAATAACGGATTGTGGTGATGGTACAACTTATTGTAATGCTGTGCAAGTGAGGTGTGCTGATTCAGATGTATATGATATTACAATACAAAGGAATACTATTGATGGTTGTTCATCTCATGGGATCACTTTTTATCCACAAATAGCCCAATATATAGGGGGTGCTACTCCAAAAGCAATCATTGGTGGTTATATTGGGTATAATACAATTACTAATTATCATAAATATTCTGGTAACACTGGGAATGGAATACATATTGATTGGGATTCTAGAGATATAATTATAGAACATAATGATATAGCAGATGTTCTTGGTAATGGTGTTGCTTGTATAGCATTGGATTCCGGGGCTGGAGGTAGTATATATTTTCCTACGGATATAATAATGAGATATAATAATTTATCATCTGCTGGAGCAGATGGTATTGCTGCATACGGCGGAGGAGCGTTAACTGTTGATATTTATGGTAATGTCATTACTCTTACTGGAACAGGATTACAAAGGAGAGGAATTGATTTCCATTATGATGATCCATATGATTATACTGGTGCTGCAATTAATATTTATTTTAATACAATAGTTGCTAATGGAACAGATAATCCCTCTTGTCTTTATGATGGAACACAACAAGTTGGTGCTGTTACATTTAAAAATAATATCTTTTATGGTGATGGTGAAAATTTGATAGTTTATGGAACAAGTTTATCTGAACCTATTCATAGTAATAATTTATATTATAAGTCAGGAGCAGGCAATTGGACTAAATTCTTAGGTGTAGAAAGAGATGCAGCTAATACTTTAGTATGGGAACCAACAGCTGTTATTACTGATCCAACATTCACAACTGAATTTACTAATTTACATTTACAAGTAGGTTCACCAGCTCTTGATAAGGGAGTACCTGTTTCAGGTATTATAATAGATATTGAAGGAACAACTTTAAGTACACCGCCTAATATGGGTGCTTATGAAAATACTGCTTAACTATGGCAAAAGAAAGTAAATTTCATATAGAACAACAAGATGTAATTTTCTATGAACCATTTTTAAGTGAATTTGATGTTCGTAGAAATGGGGGTAATCCAGATGCTGGTGCAACTAGTTCTGGTGGTATTGGTTTTACAAATAATGGTGCGCCTGGGTGGACAGGTGCATTAATTAATTTATATGCAAATAATATAATTGTTAATGGTGGTCATTGTATAAAAAATGAGATTCCGATTACAGGAAGGGTTGTGGCAAAAAATAATATTTTTTCTAATCGTGTTAATGATTCAAATCGTAGTTGTATTTGGAATTCTGGAATAGCTGGTGCTACTAGTTGTGATTATAATTTTTATGATAGAACTGGTGCAGCTGGTACTGTTCCATGGGTAATTGATGGTTCAACATGGTACCAGACTGATTATGTGAATCATATTAGCGGATATGATCCGCATTATGCTGTCGGTGATCCTGATTTTGTTACTGAGTTTACGGATTTGCATTTGAATATAGGTTCAGGTGCTATAAATGCTGGTTTAAAAATAGCTGGTTTTGATAAAGATTTTGAGGGTGTTACTTATGAAGATCCGCCTGATCAGGGAATTTTTGAAACAGAGGTTTAGGCATGAAAAATAATACTTTAAATATTTAAAAATCATGGAAGAATGTTATATAATTCCGTCAAAGTACGGATCTAAAAAAATCACTGATACAGGAATATTCCATAGTATAAATGCAGTAACTATTGAAATATTGACGGATGCTACGTTTACATCTTTGAGAGAACTTGGATATGTGGAAATTGGGGCTGGTGTGGCTCAGGTAGATACCATTACCTTAACCGGTTCTGAGGGTACCGCTAATGTTACCGAAGCTGGCGGATTGACAAAATTGGCTACTTGGAACACTTCTCTAACTCAAACAGCCACTGATTTTGTTACTGCTCATGCTGCTGCTTACGCCGCTGTAGGTATAACCC